ATGCGCAGTTGGCAGCTGGTCCGATTGATCAATGGATTACACGCTGGCCAGATGCACCTACTCATACTCATCCACTGCAATGAACTGCTCGTTACCATCACTGAGGTGCGCTAATCCTTCTGCCCCACCGTCAGCAATTCGCTGAAGTTCCTCAAGGGTGAAAATGATCAGGTCAAACTAACTGAGCCGAAAAGGCGGTTCCGCATCTCGAAAAAATTAAAGCACGCTTTCCGGTGCAGAAATGCGTCAACTCTCGATCAGATATCCATGTGCTCGATTCGTCTAAGCTGCTCGAACGTCAGATGTGTCTATTCGCATAAAAGGCGTATAACTCCGCGACCTGCTGCCGCCCCCCGCTTACAGGGATAAAGTCGTGCATCCAGGCACCTCGGCCTGGTACGCCAATGCGCAGCGCTCTCTACCGGCTCAATCTGCCGGCAAGGCTCGGCGTGATTCAGTCACTCGCTCAAAGCGAATCCAAAGTCGTCACTCGACACTTGAGCCGCTTCGTGGAGTCGTTGGCGAAGCGCAGCGGTCAGCTGCCTCTCTACCTCCCACGTATCCGACAGCGCAGCGAGCTGCGGGGCCAATTGAGGCGACAGGCTCATCAATGATTGATTGAGCGAACATGCCGTTTCATACGCGGCTTTCTGAACGAAGCTGATCTCGACCAGCTCGCCCTGGGCCTTGCGAAACTCCATTTCCGCCATCCGCGCAAGGTAATGCTCGCGATGCGCCCGCGCTTTCTGAAAATCCGAAGTCTGCCCGTGGGCGGGATCAGCGGGCGGCGGCGCAGCCATATTAGTCGGCTCGGATTGGGCTGCGACGTGACTGTACACATCACGCTGAAGCCGTTCCTGTTGGTGGCGAGCAGCGACGGCAGCCTTGCTCGGGTCGGCAGTCTCGCGGATCAACGCTTCAGTGGCAAGCACGTCCACCTGCTTGCCATTGGGCGACAGGACCAGTCGGCCGTTCTCTTTCAGCCAGGTGATGTAGCTCGGTGATCGGCCGATATGCGCAGCGAAGGCGCTCTTTGACAGGTATTCAGCTGTGCTCATAAGCCCTCCTTTTCAGTGGCTTTTCAATGAATCCTTTCAAGATTTCAGTGATTGAAATTTCAGTAACCTAGCGAGCCTCCCACTAACAAGATCCCGCGGGTTTCCGACCCCGTGTCCTTCGAAAGTCCTCGGGGTCCCCGGCGACTTTTCGGTGGCCTGGGCTGCAGATCCACCTCGCTCGACTAGCATCAGTGGACGATCCGTCAGAGGGAGAGCTGTTATGGAAATGATTGCCGTGCGTTCCAGTGCGATGACCGCCGTTGGCTATGACCCAGCAACGAGACGAATGAGGATCCGCTTTGAACAGGGTCACTCTTACGATTTCTGCGGAGTTCCATCGGCCATCCACAATGGCTTGATGGCCGCGGTGTCCAAAGGCGCTTACTACAACCAGCACATCCGTGATCGTTATCAGTGCTGAGACCCGTCTTCCACTTGGAAAGACGGACATCCCTGCAATGGTTTCAGCTAGAGAGAATCCGCGAGTTCGATAACCCGTGTAGGGGGCGGCCCTTGGGGAGGACCCGTAAAAATCGGCGCCCCATCCGGCCTGCCCGGTTCATGCCTTCGGCTCGGCCTCACTCAGGTCCAGCCGCTTGGCGACCCAGCGTTCGTACAAGCCGATGGCGACATCCGCGCCGGCCATTGCGGTCAGGCAACCCAGGGCGCCCGCTGTCCAGATCGACAGGCCTGCACCGAACAGCAACATCATCGCTGACACGCCGCAGACGATGCAGGCACCGGATCGAAGTGCGAGGCGGCGCAGTAAGGCCCAGCCTCGCGCCCCGTCCTTGTCGGCGCGCCACATCTCGCCAGACACACCACCAACCAATGACAGGGCAATCACCAACCAGATCGGCATCTCTGCCAGTGCCTGTTGCTCGTTCGTCATTGCCCTACCCCTTAAACAAAAAGACCCGGCGCATTGGCCGGGTCAGGTGGTGGGTTGCCTGCCGCGCTTTGCGGTCGCACCCATCGAAGATGGCCCCTTTTTACAGGTCGATTCTGGTGGCAGCAAGACCGTTTTAATGCCATCCGGTGAATGTGTGGCTTACGTCCGGTGAACGGCTGGCGAATGTCGGTGAATATCTCAACCCGGCTGTCTTTTGCTTTCTGGCGTCCCATGCGTCCCACCTCTCTAAAACTAGGTGGGACGTCTGAAAGCCCCGCAGATTGGGGCCTTGCCCCACCGTCCTACTTTTAACTCTCCTTTCTCGTGTATAGAGAGAATATTTAAAAACACGCGTGCGCGTGAACACGCGCATTGATGCCCGCTACGCATACACGGGCGGGATGCATGAAAAAGGTGGGACGGTGGGACAGCCCAGCAATGACGCGGCCTGCGCCCGTCCCACCACCGCAAAAAGCGGTGGGACGGATGCAGGCCGGTGGGACGGCGTGAGCCATAGGAATGCCCACGATCAAGCCGCCTCCCCCAGGAGGAAGTGCTCGACCACGATGTGAGCGTCATGCAGGCGCTGGTAGTAAAGGTTGCGTGTGCAGCCACTCTGAGCCAGACGCGCAGTCAAAGGCGCATGAGGCTGGAAGTAATGCACCTGCACCACTGTCATCAGCTCAGGATCGAGGCGTTTCTTGACGATGCGCTCGATGTCCAGAGAGGCTTCCAGCGGCACCCTGCTCCCGCGCCTGCCGCGCACGAGCTGACCACCGCTCTCCATCATCATGGCGACCATGTTGCCGCCCGAATAACCAGCGGCCACCTCGTCGCTGTGCAGTTCCTGCGCCCATTGCTTGAGGGCCATATCGATTGCCTTAATCATCGAAGCACGGCTCCTCGAACTCAGGTTGTTCCAGCGCAGGCGCCCTGCCCCAACCCTCCGGTTTCTTGTACGCCCATGGCCGCTGACCGCTCTTGCTCAAAGCGCCCAGACGGAACCGTCGCCAGCCCAGTCGATGGAGGATTGCTCCCACACGCATCTGCTCCGGTTTACCCCAGTGACCCGGATCGAGCTTGAGCGCCTGACTCATCACTTCACTGCCGGTGGTGGTCTCGCCGATCTGCGACTCTTCAAGCCAGGTCAGGATGGGCGTTTCCCATTCGTCCACCACAAAGCGTTCGTCCTGCTCCTCGCTGAACATTGGCGCTTCCTCTCGCGTCACCCACCAGAGGTCGCCGGCCTCAAAGCAGAACATCGCTTCAGCCCACAGCTGATCGCGGATCTCGCGCAGCAACGCCACGTCGACCTTGGTACAGGCCACCGGCCAATAACGTCGGTTGCCGGTGGCGTCCTTGAGGTACTCGTCCTGGTTGGTGGTACCGACGAAAACACACTGGCGTGGCACGTCCAGGGTTCTGCGGCCATAGCTTTCGCGGTAGGTGTCGGTCGACGCTGAGAAGAACTGCTTGGCCTTGGTGCTTTCAGCCTTGTTGAAGCTGTCCAGTTCGCCCAGCTCGACGATCCACTTGCCACGAATCGCCTGAAAGCCGTCCTTGTCGCCGAGTGCAAACGGCGTGTCCATGAACCACTCGCCGCCGAGCACACTCATGGCGGTCGACTTACCGGCGCCTTGTACGCCTTCGAGGATCATTACCGAGTCCGCCTTGCAGCCCGGCTTCATCACCCGCGCCACGGCCGAGATCATCCAGCGCTTGCCGACCTTGGACGTGTAGTCAGTTGTCTTCACCCCCATGACATCCGTCAGCCAACGCTCCAGGCGCGGCACGCGATCCCATTCCAGCGTTTTCAGGTACTCACGCACCGGGTGAAACGCGTGGTCGTGAGCAACTACACTCACTGCCTCAATTACGTGCGATGACTTCACGCGCAGGTTGTACTGCTGTGCAAGCCACTTCATCACACGCACGTCGTCAATGTCGGCCCACTCGCCGGTGCCACCGCCATAAGGCGCGGCACGCAACTTGACGATCTTCGAGCTGAAGGCGCAGTAGCTGATCACCCCGGCCCAGCGTTCGTCGTGAGCGAGGATCAATTCGACGTTCTGCATGTGCGCGATCAGGGCGCCGCTCTCGCTGCGGGCCAGCTGATCTTTCCAGCCACCGGCAGCGGGTGGGCGGACCACGGCGAGCACTTGTCGGCGAACCGCGTCCAAACCTTCGGCGACGTGCAGGTCGTTGAAGTCGGTCCACTTGTCGTGACGCTCGACCGAGAAGATCGGCGCAACGACCTGGGCACCGACGATCAGCGCGGCGTTGCTGGCCTTCTCCTCGCCCGGGTTCCATGCATCGCCGTTGGGCTTGATGGTCTTCCAGTCATCATCGCGGCAGATGATCAGCGGGCAGCCCGCAAAGCGCTCGCGCATGACCTTGCACACGGCCAGCAGGTTGCCCGCATCGAAGGCCACCGCCACAGCGAGCGACGTCGCCATGTGCAGGCTGGCGCCGGTGGCGTAACCCTCACAGACCAGCACCGGTTCGCCCGGTACTGGGTGCGGACCGAGCAGGTGGAAAGTGCCCTCCTTCGCCATCCCGTAAGGCCAGTAGGATTTGTCGCGGCCGGTGTCTTCCTGCTTTTTTGGGAAGATCACCTGAAGGCCCATGATCTGATCACGGGCATTGTTCATCGGCACCAGTACCGCACCGGTGCGCGGCGCGTAACGCACCTTGATGCCAACGATCTGCTTGCGGTCCAGGTATTCGCTGCGGCCGGTGGTCGGCATGCGCTCGAACAAACCCTGCGCCCTTTTCGCGGCCCGCCGCGCAGCGTTTCTCGCGATTTCGGCGGCGCGGCGCTTGGCTTCTTCCTGGCGAGCGCGCATCACTTCGCGCTCTTCCAGCGACATGCGCCCGGCCTTGACCTTGATCTTCTGCGTCTCACCCGAGCGCCAGTCACCGAAAGCGCCGAAGATCAGGGTGTCGCCCTTCTCCGTGCGCTGCTCGTGGACCACGTACCAGCCGTTCTTTTCCTTGCCCTTGTCCTGCGATGTCTTGCAGCGGGTCAGCTTGCCGAACACCAGCGGTTGCGCTGGCTCCAGACCGTAATCGGCGAATTGGCCCAATACCTCATCGAGCATGCTGAATACCCCGCTCAGAGAGGGACTGGCAGCTGATGCATTGCGAGCAACCCGGTTGAGCCAGGCGGCGTGCTTCCGGGATCGGATCGTCACAAGCCTCACAGAACAGCAAGGAATGGGCAGCGCTTTCTGCTTTGGCAGCGCTACGCGCGGCCATGGCCTGATCGATGCGTTCCTGCACCAGATCATTAGCGAAATCGGCGATGTCAGCCACGGTCGGCACCTCGCGTCGTCTGGTTGACGTAGGTGGCGCGGTTGAACAACCCGAGTAGCCCTTGAATGCCTCGGAACACCTGCAGACGAATCGCCGCGAGTTCCTGATCAGTCACCACACCGTCGCCGATGCTCTTGGCCCAGGTCTCGGCCAGATCGGCGACCTGGCGGAAGTATTCGGCGATGCCGGTGGTCAAGGTCTCGGGCATGTCGTTGGTATAGGTGTCGGCCAGCTCCTGCCAGATCGTGTCGCCGACCAGCGCATGCACCGCATCGAGAATGCGGCGATCCTTGGTCAGTTCGAGGATCTCGCCGAATTCCTGAATGTTTATGGAGTGGCTCGGGTGGGTCGGCGACAGTTTATGTTGCAGCGTGGTCGGGTTACGACCGGTCGTGGCTGCGATGGCAGCAGCGCCGCCCGGGTAATCGCGAGCGGCGTGGTACAGCGCTAAATCGAGCGGCAGGATTTCCCGCTGCGCCCGTTCCAGAGAACTGAGAGCGATACGGCTCATGGCATTAATCCTAAAAGTTGCCAGTGCCGCGCGACAGAAGTTGGTGATACATTTGCCGCGTGGTCTGGAGAGGCCCAAAGCCGGCTAGGTTCGTAAGACCAACACCGGCACCGTGCCGGGGCGAACAATCCGTTGTTCACCCCTGGCGCAACAGCTGCCAGCTCTGTGGTAAGAACGGCAGCAACACCAAGGCTTCCGAGCCTTGGAAACGCGATGAAAGTCGGCGGCATGTGGTGTGCTCGCCTGCTGACATCGCGACCCGATAGCATTGTGGTGATGCTATTGGGAGAAACTGGGCGACCCTTGGGTCGCCTTTTTTCTATGCGGCTTGGGACTCTTCCATTTCCGGAGGAAATACGTCATCAAGACTGCACGGCGCTCCTAACTTATTGAGCGCTCTGACTATGGCTCTGCACTCCGTAAGCCCTGCGATTCGACGTCCTGCTTCGTAATTGCTTATACGTGCCTGAGTCCATCCAAGAGCTACAACGAGTTCCTTTTGCTTGATCCCAGCTTTCTCTCGATGTTCAGCGATCAGATTCATGATGCCCTCCAATTAGCCGGAGCCATCTTAATCACGAATCGTAGATATTTCAACACGCAAAGTGATGATAAATAATTTCAGAGCGTGGTAAAAAAAGCACATGAACACACTCGGCGAACGTATTAAGCAATACCGCAAAGCCAAGGGCATGAGCCAACAAGCCCTTGCTTTCGCTTGCGGTTGGGAATCCCAGTCTCGGATAGGCAATTACGAGAAAGGGGCTCGTCAGCCCAATCTCCACGACTTGCAAAAGATAGCGACAGCACTGGGAGTATCTTTTCCAGACCTGGTAGCAGGAAAAAATCGTTCCGACGTTGAGTCGTACTCAGACGCCATTCAAGGTCGGATTCGGTCTGAAGACCGTCTTGTGAGGGACTACGGAAGATCGAAAGACAAAGACCAACCTGTTAGCAGCCTTGTAGGCTGGGCCAAGGATGGAAAGGTGCCTGTGCTATCAAACGCGCAGCTTGGGAATGAGGGCTTCTTCGACACGGTAGAACCGCCACCAGGGCAAGGTGACGGCTACCTAAACATACATAGCGATGACCCAGATGCCTATGGCATAAGAGTCATGGGCGATAGCCTGATGCCCCGCATAAAAAATGGCGAGTTCGTTCTTATAGAGCCGAACAAACGCTTCAGTAGCGGTGACGAGGTCATAGTTCGAACGTCCTCCGGCAAAGCGATGATCAGAGAGTTTATTTATCTCCGAGACGGAATGTACCGGTTGGATAGCGTCAATACCGATCACGAAACTCTTCACATTGCAGAACAAGAGGTGGAGGAAATCCATCTCGTAGGCGGAATATTGAAGTCATCACGTTTTCTACACAGTGCCGCGCTATTTTAATCACACTATGTGTTGACACAAACAAGCACATTGCGTGATATTTGCCTCACTCTTTACCACAGAGCGAGGCAACACCAATGCATACCACCGCAACCTTGCATGTCCATCCGGCATGCGTCAGCAATCGCAAACTGATCGAACAGTTGCAGCTCGCCACGGGCTGTCTGGTCGTCATTCATAACAGCAAACCCAAGCTTGTTGCCAAGTCCTGCCAGCCCTCTCCTATCGATCCAAACGGTGGAGGGCACGCGGCATGACCAAGTACAAAATCGACAACCGCACCCTGCAGTTGCTCAACGCCCAGGTCAACCTGACCGAGACCTTCAACCACGTCCTGCGCACAGCACCGAAGCGTGAATGCCTGGCATTCCGTCTCAAAGTTGAGCGCGGCGCAGTGGAAAGCACTTTTGTCGTCGAACTGGGCTGCGAACGCCACACGCTAACCCTGCCAAACGACAAGAAGATGCACCTCAAACTGGCCGACTTTATTGAAGAGATTGCCAACGGTCCGTTCGACGCGAGCAACTCCAGCGACCTGGTGCCTCTCCCGCATGCCGATCGTCAATACGGTCGCTTTGAAGTCCAGGACAAGCAGCGCGTGTTCGAACTGGTGCACACCGGCGGCGTGCTGAGCCTCGACATGGGTTTTGAACTTCCCCTGCATGTGGCGCTGCATCGCACCCATACACGCCGCGGCGTCACCGCGATCTTGAGCATCGGCAACAAGAGTCCGCACACACGCTGCTTCACCTTGTACGACTCCGATGCCGAGATTTACGCAAAGGTGATTGAGTCCATCAACCACCTTGCTGCAGCGGCCACTCCAGCTGCGCACGCAGCATGAGGAGGACGCTATGGAACGCACTCTCGCCCAAGCAGCCGCTCAACTCGGCCTCACTCGCCCCAAACTGATCGCTCTCATGCGGGAAAAAGGTTTGCTCAAGGGAAACCTGCCGGCGGATCCGAAGCGCGACAAAGCGTACCTGCGGGTCAAGGACAGTCCCTGGTATGACGAGAAACACGGAATGCAGTACAGCCAGTCGACTCGGGTGAAGCAGGCCGGTATCCGTTGGCTGGCCGAGCAGTTGGACATTGATCTTCCTGCCATCCCGGCAGATCGCCGTGACGTGGCCTAGGGAGTACGCCCGCCAGATCGTTGCCATGCGCACACGCGAGGAGCGTAACGCCGCGCTCCTCGAAGTGCCCGAACATCTGCGCGAGCTGACCAGACGCCACTGCCTGAACGCCTGGAACCACCCGGCACGACAACAACGCAAGGAGGCTCGACAAGGCCATGAGTAACACTGCACAGAATCCGCTTCGCCTGCATCCGGCGCCCGAATCGGCCACCGTCGAACTGCTCTATCGAATCTTCGGTGACGTCCTGATCCCGCTGGAAAAAGTCCGCGAACAGTACTTTCGCAACCTCAACGAGCAATCGTTCGTGACGGAGATCAACAGCGGCCGGATCCAGCTTCCCATAACCACACTGGACACCAGCCGCAAGGCGCTGAAGTACGCGCACATCCGCCATGTCGCCTCGCTGATCGATATCCGCGCCTACAAGGCGGATGAAGACATGCAGCGACAGCAGGACGGCCAACGCCCTGTTGCCCCCACACCACTGACGGCTGTCACCACCAGCCAACGACAATCCCAGGAGCACACCACTTGATGACCCCAATACAAATCGGTGCACTCGTCACCCTGATAGTTCTGGCCGCCCTGCTGCTCTGGGGCGGTTACATCATGGGCCGCAGCGATGGCCTGGAAACAGGCCTGCGCGAGGGTGAAGACATCCAGCGCGCTGCAAGCGCCAAAACCATCCGCGAGCTCCAGGCCTCCCTGCAGTTCATCCGGGCCGATCACACGCGCTTGGCACACACCTGCAAACGATTTGAAGCAGGTCCACTCTTCGGCCCGGCCGAGCACCAGACGCTGGTCGATATCGGCGAGCTGCTGCGGATCGCCGCCGAGACCTTCAGCGCCTTTCGTACCGGCAAGAAGCATGGGCGTGATGCCCGCTCCCTGCGCGAACAGGCGCTTGCAATGGCTGCGCTGCTGTACCCAGGAACCGGGGGCAGCGAGGCCGCAATGCAAGCGCATTCGAAGCGCTCTGCACTTCCTAGCAAGGAGCCAGCATGAGTATTCAATTTCTTAGCCATGAGCAAGTCTGCGAACTGACCGGAGCTAAAACTAAAGCCGGTCAGATTATGGTGCTGAAGCGCAATGGCATTCGTCATACCATCAAGCGCAATGGCTGGCCTTGCGTGATTACGTCCGCGTTGACAGGAGCAACTACCAACATGGCAGAAACTCCAACGTGGCAGCCGCGCCTGGTGGGATGAATGGGACGAAGACCAACAAAGCCGGGGAGCATTCCTCGCCTGCGCGAGAGAAAACGCGGCAACACAACCTATTACCTTTACGACACTGGCGGGAAACCACGCAAGGAAATCCCGCTAGGTACGGATTACGGCCTGGCCATCTTAGAGTACGCAAAGCTCGAAAAAAGCCGCGTCTCTCAAGCCCTGACACAAACCGTACTTACCTTTGCTTACGTAGCCGAGCTTTATATGAATGAGGTGGTTCCCACAAAAGCCCACGCCACCCAAAAAGACAACGCGCGCGAACTCAAAAACCTTCTTCTGTTCTTCAACGACCCGCCCGCCCCTCTAGAAGCTATCGAACCGAAACATGTCAGCCAGTACCTTCGTCATCGTGGCAAGACAGCACCTATTCGCGCGAATCGGGAGAAGGCATTACTCAGCTCCATCTGGAACTTTGCTCGCGAGAATGGCTATACATCCTTGGCAAATCCTTGCTCAGGCGTGAAAGGCAATAAAGAAACCGGTCGCGACATATATGTTGAAGACGACGTACTTGCCAGAGCCTACCGGCATGCCGATCAGCCATTGAGGGACGCTTTGGACCTGTTCTACCTAACAGGTCAGAGGATCGCAGACACATTGAAGATGGATGAGCGAGACATAAAAGACGGAAAGCTCTCCGTTCAGCAAGGCAAGACCGGGGCAAAACGAAGGATCGAGATCATTGGTGAGCTCAAAGTCGTAATCGATCGAATCATGACACGAAAGGCTGGACACAAAATCCGATCAACACGTCTGGTAGTTATCGACTCTGGGCAGCCAATGACGACCAGCATGCTCAGAAAGCGGTTTGATGACGCCAGGGAAGCAGCCGGAATTCCAAAAGCAGAATTTCAGATGCGCGACCTAAGAGCAAAAGCGGCGACGGATAAGGAGGAGTCAACGGGGAGCATCCGAGAAGCTAGGGACCAGCTAGGACATACAACCGTTGGGATGACAGAACAGTACATCCGAATGCGCAAGGGGATGAAGGTTACCCCTACGAAGTGACTGACGGTCACGAATTGCGGAAAAGATTTTTTGATTGCGGAAAAAAGAACAAAGGGCTTGCATGAGGTATGTCATGCAAGCCCTTGATATTCATGGTGCCCGAAGCCGGAATCGAACCGGCACGCCCTTACGAGCGGGGGATTTTAAGTCCCAAGAGGAAATCAATCAGGCCGCGCCTTGTGATAGATTTTCCGGTCCGCAATCAGGTTCCAGAGCCTGCCATACAGCCCAATGTTTCCGCATACCTTAGAATCATTGCGGCCCGAAAATTCACGTGTTTGAATTGTAAAAATTCGCTTCAACTAAGCCTAATAGCCAGGTCACATTATGCCGATTCTGCATATTACGAGCGATCCCTGAGTGCCTGTTCAGTCCCTAGCACCCCATGCTGGGGACTGTAGCGACCCAAGCAATTGTTTTGTAAGGATAAAGCCCTGTTTTCAGGGTAGCAAAACATTCGTTTTTTTGTGCTTATGCAAACGGAAACAAGCGGCCTGCAGAGGCGGTTTTGCGCAGAAATGAGAAATACGAATGACACATAGATTACTGGCGCGGCGGGTCAGACAGCGCCAGATCACACTCACTTTTTGGCCGGCGTAGGGGACGGTTCAACCTTGAAATCGTCGCCCGCTTTGTCAGCATCTTTAATCCCCTTAGCTGCTCCCGCATTCGAAGTACCTGTTTTTCCTTCCCGGACCTTCCCTTCAACCCCTGCTTTTACATCGCTGGGTAAATCTTTAGAGACCATTTCGCTGCTCCATATGTATTAACTACGCAATTAAGTTAATCAGGTATTGTCGAGGGTGCAGATAAAATTAAAGATTGTTTGGCTATCATTGAGATAGCGATGGCAAAAAACGCCACCATGTCAAGGTGACCCCGAAACACACGCAACCCATTGATGCATAAAGGAAACACACCGAAATTGGCAGGGTCAAAAACTGACCTTACCCGCTATAAGAATCAACAACTTAGCGCTGTATTTTCCTACAGTGCTCTACCCTTCTCCGGCGTTCTGCCGATCAAATTTCTCTCTGCTATTCTGGTTTCGTCCAAGGAGGAAACCAATGCCAAACTCTGATCTGCTCCCTTCCCTACTGTTCAAAATCAACGAAAACCAGCTCGCCCTTGAAGCCGCCATCATGGAGCTCACTTTATGGGTCGAGCAGCGCGGATCCGCCGATGTCGCCGAAAACGTCCGAAGCTCTCTCGCCGCGATCGATCGAAATGAAGAATTCATCAAAATGACGTTGGCTGTTTTGATGGCGCCGGACTGACAGTTCGTCGCCGCAGCCTCGCCTACGTTCCGCCTCTCGATTACTGTATATGCAACCAGTATCCAGTAAGGCACTCACGTGGACCCCCTCTATATAGAAGACACCGACGATTGGCTCGGCAACCCGACCCCGCTTGAAACCTGCCGACACCAGCTCAGGATGTATGAAAACGAATTCGAGGCTCTCATCCTAAAGCTCGCTCGCGCGCTGGCGAATATCGAAGGACTGGTCAGAGACAATGACGCCCTCACGCAGGAGAGAAACTCTCTCAAGGCCAAGCTTCAGCACGCCGAAGGGGCTTTGCTAAGCGAGAGGCGACGATTCGCCGACGTCGAGCACAACAGGAACCATCTGTTAAATGAAAACCAGCGCCTTTTCAGAGAAGCTCGAGATCGGGGGGAATTCGCAGGTCATTGCGAATGCTGCGCCGAAAAAGGTTTGTGACGAAGCCTTCCCTTATGGGTCTACGCTGAATCAGATCCAGCCGAGGGCATGGCAATGTGCGGACGACTTTCCCAGTACAGCGGCATTCACGACTTCGTGGCGGCGCTCAGCATGCCGAACGCGCTCATCAACTCGACCGGCGAGCAACCCTTTGAGCGGTACAACGCCGCGCCAACCACTCAGCTCGCCCTCTTCCATCAGGAAGGCGAGTTTCTGCATGCAGATATGGTCCGCTGGGGATGGCGACCGCATTGGGCAAAAGGCCGAGCCGCGCCAATCAATGCACGCGTCGAGAAAGTCGCCCATGGCCCTTTCTTTCGCGCGATCTGGCCGCACCGGGCAATCATCGCGATCAACAACTGGTTCGAGTGGGTAGACGAAGGTGGGCCGAAGAAGCAGCCCTACCTGATCAGGCATCGCGACCAGTCCCCGATCCTCTGCGCCGCGATCGGCCAGTACCCGAACGAAGAGCACGGCCCCGGCGAGCACGACGGCTTTGTAATCATCACCGCCGACAGCGCCGGCGGCATGGTCGACATCCACGACCGCCGCCCGGTCGCTCTTCCGCCAGAGCTCGCGCGGGAATGGTTGGACCCAGCCACGCCCAAAGAGCGCGCCGAACAGATGGTGCTGCATGAGGGCGAGCCATCAGAGGCTTTCGAATGGTTCAAGGTCGATCGCGCCGTGGGCAATGTACGCAATCAACAAAGCGGATTGATCAATCCGATTGATGAAAAAGCTGAATGATTTAATGCTGAGAAAGTGTCTTCAGGTGCTCCACCAGCGCAGATTCGAAAATGATATAGAGCCTTTCAGCATCGCCAGCGCGCAGGGCGCCGGCGGTTTCCAGCCCAAGCACGAAGCCTTCTGCCCGTGCTCCCGCCTTTACCGCCGTGATCATCGAATCCGTCCGGACGATCTGCGCCAGCAGGCGATCGGCCTCTCGCTGCATTTTGTCGCCCATCACTACGCCTTCCACAACGATTCACCCTTTGTATTCACTGCGACATCCAATACATCACCGCCAGGACGACCGTAACCCAAACGAGGGTCATCAAAAACGAAAGCCCTGCGAGTCGCTTGTCCACGTACATATCGCCATCATCAAAAAGGAATGATGGTTCAAGACCAAAGGCCCTGCAAGCGTGGCGGAGGGCCATCAATGTTGCAAGTTTCGCACATAGTCCTGGCACGCCTGCAGCGAGATCAGTCCGCGGTCACCGGTGTCGGTGATGGCGATAATTCGTTGAGCATGCGCCGCGTCAAGTCGGGCTCGTACGGCTGCATGATCCACGCCGCCGGCGCCGGAGGCTTTTGGCACGTCACTGCTACCGGCTGAATCCGCGTCGATGAGGACTGACATCCGCAGATCAGCAGTGGCAAGGCGATCGCGCAGGCGATTCTGGTCACGTTGGGCATCACTCAATTTCCTGTAATGGGTTTGCTCACTGGCTGCCAGCTTTTGTTCGAGCGCAAGTCGCTTGTCTTGCTCGGCCTTCTGCGCATCGGCGCCGGCCTTGGCAAGTTGGTTCAGGGTCTCGCCGTGCAGCCTGGACTGCTCGGCCAACTGCCTTTCATAGCGCCATCCCTGAAACTGCCATGCACCGCCGAAGCCGGCGAGCATCAGCGACAGCATGCCGATCAACCGCCAAGGCACGACCATCACGGCACATCCCTGAAGAAAACGTGGCCGCCGAGCCTCAGCGTCTGTTTCGCCTTTGCCGTCCAACCCGGTGCCTTGATGCTGGCGGCGTAATAGTGGGTGGCGCCGCCGGTAGGATCAGGCACCTTGCCGTCGATCACCTGGTCAGCCGCGATACGGCACTGCGCCAGCTCGCGGAACGGGATCTGCTTCACTCCGATCAGGAACTGATAGTTCGGGTCGGTCTTGTTCCAGCAACTGAACTGGTACGGCTTCTGGCACACGCCGGCGTAGCCCTCGCCCCACCACGACTTTTCCTTTCCATCGAACACGCGGTTGCGGATCGTCCAGGCCACGGCGACTTGGCCGGCCGCCCCTTCGCCTCGCGCCTCACCCCAAATCGTACGGGCGAGGATGTCGCGGTCTTTCTCGGTTACTGGCATCACTTTTCTCCAGGCAAAAAAATACCCGCTCGATGGCGGGTTGCAGTTTTTGATGCGGCTCAGATCGACTCGGCCTCACTCAGTAACGGCGCAGCAATGATTTCCGGGATGGGCGGTTCGATCGGCCATATCGGCGCCTGATACCAGGTCGGCTGCACAGTGACCTTGCCGAGTGCAAACTTATAGGTCTTCCACGCTTTCAGGTTCAGCGTCAGTGCGGCCTGCTCGGCCTCGTCTTCTGCCGTGGCTTCGCCGATATCAATGCCGAAATTGATCGTATCGATGCGGTCTTGAATTCGCGAGATTTGGGCAATCGCCTGTGCATTTCGTGAGGCGAGCAATGCCTTCGCGGCTGCCAATTCAGCGGCCTGAATGGCGGCGTCCTTCATGGCCTTGGTGATCAGTTGAGTCCAGTCGATATTGCTCATGCTCGCAGCCTACCTTCGTCAGTTGCAGGTTCGTCGGGCAGCGGCGCAGGAAACGCGACCGGGCCGTCAGCTACGTTTTCTAAAGGAACAGGAAATGCTTGTTCTTGGCTGTAGTTCCAAGGATTGGGCAGCAGAAGAGTGAGGATCAGCTGGCCATCAATGCGCTCCACACTGCCTGCAAACCAGATGGAGGAGATTGCTTCACGCGGGAGCGTGTCGCCCTCGCCGACTGGACTGAAGTCGAAGTCCTCCCCGTTGACGGTAAGAATGTCTCCCCTCTTCACAACTTCAAGGGTGTCGTCACGGCGCTGCGGACTCAAATAAAACTTCATTAGAACCACCTGCCGATCGCGATTAGAGGGACATCAAATTGAGTACCGCCTTCGGCTACCGCACTGATCATGAAATAGGACGGCCATTGCGTACTAGTGCCTTTGGCGCTTAGCACAGGCCAACCCAGTCCGAACGTGCATTTGATGCCGGGAAGAGGAAAGAACGGGGTTGTGCCAGATTTAAATGGGACTGGAAGGGTACCGCCGCCAAATGCGGGGCTGTTGAACAGCCCGGCCGCATAAGAGGAGTTCATTGTCAAAGAGGCTGTATTGAGCCTATAGGTACAAATCTGCGTACCGTCTGCCCAACGAATACATTCACCGTTGGTGTTCGACACAAATTCAACTATCGCCCCTGTCGGAATTCCCCCGGTTTGCGATACCGCGCCAACGATCGCAGCGACAGCGGCCGATCCGAGACCAAGACCCGAGCGAGCAGCGGCTTGGGTTTTCCCGCCAGTGCCTCCCATGGCGACCGGAACAGCAGTGGTGAGCGCAGTCAGCTCTGTGATATCTGAATTCTGACCGCTCTTGGCGGCAACAAGCGTCTCCCTGGCAGCTGAAGCGTTGACGTCGTCAACCATCGTCTTCATAAAGCTCGAGAAGCCAAGCCCGGTAAGGGCGTCACCTGAATTGCTCGCTCCAGTTCCGCCCTTCAAAAGCGGCAATATGTCGTAATTACCAGTGGTCCCCAAAGCTGCCAGCTTGTCGCCGTAGTCATTGAGGATTGCTCGCACTCGGTCGGATAGATCCTTCTGGTACCCCTGCACCGGCATGATCGAATAGAAGCCGCCAGTCACTGTCGGGCCTTCGTAGTTCGGCGAGATCGACAATGCAGTATTGCTGGCAATGTTGGTCACTTCGTACCAGCGACCGTCAGGCCCGCGAAACCCGTCGCCGACCCGGCTGTTGGCAATGAAGGCAGTGCCTGTGCCGATCACCGCATTGGAATTTTGGGTGACAGAAACCGTTCCCGTCTTGTACCAGGGCATGGAATGCATCCTATAAATGGGTTATGCGGCTTGTTTTGCGAACACTGCCGGCAGGAAGAAAGCGAAGGGGTTCGATGCCGCAATAGTGATGGCGTAGAGCGTGTTGTTTGGGAAATCCCACCAGCAATAAAGATCGCGAGGGATACCGCTTCCGGAAGTCATCGGCATGCCGAATGTGTTGAGCAACATGTACTCGTTCTCAGGGAAGTTGAACGGAACGCTATAGAAGATCCGCGTCAGGCCCTGAGGGGTGGTGTCGTAGCGAACATACGTCCAGTTCTGAAACGCGCGGGTAAACGTTGCGTTCGGCGTGCCGGAGTCAAACAGCAAATTGCTCGCACCATCCCACAAGCGCATCCCGTACTGAGCAACAGGCTGGGCACCAAAGGCGGCGACGAAATAACGCCCACTCAGGCCGGCAACGCTGACGTCGTACGCCCTGACATAAAAGCCAGTCCAGTTACCCGCAGAGCCGAGAAGACTCATCCGGCAAAGTCCTGCTACCCCGTTTATAGTGTCAGGTCGCACGAATACGAGCGGAGGCTCTTGCGAGGTGACGGGGCGTGCAAACGTGGTAACCGAGCCAAGCCCAGACTCTTGGTTTGGTGCATATCGCCCTGAAGCAATGACCATCAGCCGTGCATACTCTGAATCCAAAGTGACGACGTTATTGTTGTTTGTGAACTGAACGCCGTAGCTCATCAGCTCCACCTCATTACTATCAAGCGCATGGTTCCGGAAGACGTGGTACTCGCCGCGTACGTCCGGGTGTAGTTGTAGACGCGGACGACTCCGTCGAGCATCTCGGTTTCGAACTGCATCTGGTTCTGCGAATAGGTGCCGATCGGGATCACGATCGCCGTTCCGTTACCAGGGCCTACACCGGGAACGGCGAAATCCTGCGTTCCTTTGCTGGCTCCAAGCGCGAAGGTCACTTGCACTGAAAGCACGACTCGAATCGTGAATGAGTTCTCGTCCAGCTGGAGCGCCCCATCGGCGCCCCATATCCTTATGCCGAAGCTCATGCGTTCAAGTTCCCCCACTGATAGCGCTTCACGCCGTTCTCGTCGAACACTTTGCCGCCGTTGTTGTTGATGACTTGGCGAGCGCCACCACCCAGCGGGCTGTTCAACTCGAAGTTGCCGGCCTTGTCGATGCGCCAGCCCTGAACACCTGCGATGTAGTTGTCTGACTGGATGAAGAAACCGATCTTGGCGTTTCCGATAGAGGCGTCCTGAATGAACGCCGAGTTCATGAACACCTGTCCGCCCTGCACCGCAAACGGCACCGCGATGGCGCCGCCGGCGATGGTGTTGACGATGGCGAAGCGGTCGGCACTGACCAAGAACTGGCTCTGCAAGCCGGCACCAGTGTTCTCGATGCCAAGACCGATACCGGCCGCAACGTACTGCCCATTCGCCGTGACCTGCATCTTCACCGACCACATCGTGCTCAGCTTGCCAGTGGTGTCCGCATAGGCGGTCGAGGTTTGTTGAATCGCTGCCGAGTTCTCCCCGACAGAAACATTCAACTGGTCGATCTTCGTCGCGGTCGCCGATTCGTTCGTGGCCACCACCTGCTCAAGCTCGGTGATGTTCGCTGCGTTCTCGCCGATTTTCGCGTCGAAGGTCGTTACACGGCTCGCCATTGCCTCGTTTTGGGAGGCGCGAACCTTCGATTCGGACGCAATCGCCGCCGTGTTGGTATAGCTTTTGATGGCGTCCGCGAGATCGCCAGCGCCGTCGTCGTCTCGATAGGAGGCGCGAAGCGCTTCGAACGCTGTGGCTTGAGCGGTGACCACGCCGTCGAGTTCGGAGATCTCCGTGGTGTTGGTCGCTACCTGCTGCGCAAGACCATTCGCCGTCTCCACTGTCTGCCCAACGTCGAGCCAGTACAGCGGGTTCGGCGGCGGCGTTTCGATAGGTACCGGGCCGGTGGCTTGATAGATCCGCTTGCCCTGCACCACCAGGTCGTACTCTTCGTAAGTGGCGTCTGGGTTGTAGCCTTTCAGGCCGTCTAGGGCATCGATCTGCGCTTGCAGGCCCGGGATCTTGTCGATCTCGTCGAGGATGTCTTGCCCCAACTCGGTACGGCCGATCTCGCCCGCGATCATCTCCAGAATGGCCGCAGCATCCGAACTGGATTGCCCCTGCACACCAAGCCCGATCGGATACCACGGCCCGATGTTGCCGATCTTGTCGACGATGCGTCCCCAGAAATAGAAGGTAACCCCGGCGCGCAGGCCGAGCATGGAGAAATCACTCTGCGGATAGGCCAGGTCTGTCAGCTTGGTCGCAGCTTCCAGATCAGTCGTAGGCCCGTACCAGATTTCCGTGCGCTGGCTGTCCTCGGCGCCAGCTGGGAAACCCCACTTGAGATAGATGCCGAACAACAGCGGAGTCGCGGTCAGGAACGCAAGTGCCGGCGGCAGCCCTTGCTTACCGCTGAGGCTGGTCAGGATCGAGTTGCGCCACGGCGACGTGATGTCGAATGCACTTACCGCGCGGACGCGAGCCACGTAGGCGCCCGCGTAGATGCCGACCACGTCCGCGTTGGTCATGCCGGTGCGCTGCAGCTTGATCCAGTTGCCGCTGTCCTTGCGCCATTCGACGTCGTAGCCGACCGCGCCATCCACGGCCGGCCAGGTGATGGTCATGGTGGCCACGGCCAACCCCTGCACGACCGATGAAGTCGACGACAGCGAAACGCTGGCCGGCGCCGGCACAACGGTGATCGGGATCACGCTGATCGGGCGTTCCTCCAGGCGTGCGCCGGTGTCGATGAAAGCAAACTTGCTCGGCTCGAACTGGAGCGCGCTGATCTCGTAGTCGCCCTCGGTGGTGCGCTTGGTGCGCAGCACTCGGTACAGCGGAATGGCCAGATCGTCGGCATCAAGCGCCCATTGCAACTGCGCAACCGGCGGTTCGCTGTAGGCAACCGTGACTGTCACTGCGCGGCCGTTGGCGCTCTGCACGGTACGCCCTTCGGCGCGACCGCCCGGCAGATTAATGATCAGCCTGTCACCTGCCTTGGCCTGGGTGTCGCGATCGAGCGTAATTACCCGCCCCGCCACGGCCGAGATCCGGCCGCCCACTTCACGACCAGCCAGCAAAGAATCCGCCACCGGAATGATATGCCCCGGCAGTGGGATCACGCCTTCCATACCAGTCTTGAACGAGACGGTGCGGTCTTGGTTGTTGCTGAGAATCGCCCACTTGCCACGGCGCTGGGCCTCGGATGCGCGGGTGCAGCCTATGGCGCTCAGCTCGGTCGGACGATCGCCGTAACGGCGTTGCAGATCCAGGTCAGCGAACGGAATGACATCGGTGTCGTAGTTGTTCGCCGGGTTGTCGTAGCTGACCAGCGCCCGGGTGTAACGGGTTTTCGCCGAGGCGCTGCCGTAGGAGAACTTGCCGTCGATGACGTTCGACCGGGTGAACACGTAGTCGAAGTCCTGCGCGCGCGGCATGTCCGCCTGCATCACCAAATGGCCCTGCGCCCAGTACGTCATGCCCCGGTAGATCGCCGAGATATCGCGCAGCAGCGACCACGCATCAGCCTTGCCCTGCAGGTTCATATCGCAGAGGAAACGCGGCTCCTGACCGCCGAGCCCGTTCGGCACCAACTGGTCGCAGTATTGCGCGATGCGGTACAGCTCCCACTTGTCGACCATGAACGGCTTGATACGCTTGCCCAGGCCGAACCGGTCTTCGGTGCAGATGCCGTAGGTGATCCACGCCGGGTTATTGGTCCAGGCCGATTTCATCGAGCCGTCCCACGTCCCGGTGTAGGTGCGCGCGATCGGGTCGTAGTTGCTCGGGACCATCCAGCGGCGCGCCTTGCACTTCACGGTGACGGCCGGGATGTTGGTGAACTGCTCAGCGTCGAATTCGATGTAGAGCAGCGCAGTGTTCGGATAGCGCAGCTTGGCGTCGATGACTTCGGTGTAACCGGCCACCAGCATGGTGTCGGCGATTTTGTTGGTGTTCTGGTTTGGCGTCAGGCGGCGCACACGGATCTGCCAGCCAGTGGTGGCGTCAGGCAGATCGATGCGGCGCGAGCGCTCATAGCGCGTGGTGGTCTTGCCGTCGACGGCGTCCACCAGCACCTGCTGATAGGCGCCGCCGTCGGTGGCGACGTCGATTGCGTACTCGATGCGGTAGCCGCCGACGTTGCCTTGGTCATCCGAGCGTTGCAGCGCTGGCCAGGCCAAGCGCATGCGCACAGCCGAAAGTTGGGTATTGGTGATCGAGCGCACCCACGGCGAATCGCTGCGCAGCTCGATGTTCAGCGACGTCTCGTTCTCAACGGACGGGATGCCCGGGATGTAGGTCTGATCTACCGAGCCCGGGCGCCAATCCCACTTCACGTTGGGGAAGTTGTAGTTGCCGCTGGCATCGCGGATCGGCGTGTTGTCCAGGTAGATGTCGTAATCGGTCGGGACGCTGTCGAACTCACCCTCGCCTACGGCGATCAGCAGCTTTGCCAGGTTGGTCGAGCGCAGGCTGTCGCTGGCTTCGGTCGGCGACTTCGGCTTACTGCTGCCGCCCTTCTCGCCGTGGATATCGATCTGTGCTGCTGCGCCCATGCTTTCCTCCAGGCATAAAAAAACCGCCTCGCGGGCGGTCGCTGTGCTGCTGTCCTGATTACACTTTGTCTTCGGCCAGGATCGAGGCCGAGATGATCATCCCGCCCCACCGGCGTTCGCCGATGCAGATCGGTACCGGGTTTCCGCTGGCGGTGGTGTTCTTGGCGCTGCCGAAGGCGTAGGAAGGGGAGTTTTCGGGGGATGCGCTTTGCTTCAGGCCTGACGCCTGCGGGCTGAGCATCTGGATGACGCCGCCGGCGACCAAGCCAATACCAGCACCGATCAGAGGCGCACCGAATGGAGTGGTGGAAAGGAACGTACCTGCAACGATCAAGACTGCGCCAATAATGGTTTGGATGAGCCCGGCTTTTTTGCTCCCCTGAATGATCGGCACAATGCGGATATCAGTTGCTCCACCCAATCCAAATTCCGCCTCGCCGACGTTTTTTCGATTGCGAAACACGGCGAAGCGCATGCCCAGCCGATCGAGGCGCTGAATTTCTTCCTTAAATCCTACGAGCGTTGCCTTCAGCGCTCTGAATGCTTCCCATGCTTGGCCGGAGTCCAAGACTCGACGGTGAGCCCTGCCAAACTTCGACGCCAAGGATCCTGACAATTTGATCGTAGTCATTGGCTGATAGTGAGCGACGGTGCAATACATGCTTTTCTCCGGACATAAAAAAACCGCCCGAAGGCGGCTGTTTGAAAATTTACTTACTGATAATCGACGTATGGGCCAATAAAAAACCCGCTCATGTCCCCACTGATTCGGTAGAGGCTTTCTTTGCCGCTTTTCACATTGGCAGAGATCGTGCGGATGGCAGCCCCGCCACAAAGCCCAGAGCCAGCAAGACCCGCTCCGATACTTGGATTGCCCGGCGGTAGGTAAAAGGATGCGCGCTGCCCGGTGCCGATTTTCGCTGCCTTCCGGCCATCGACATACACGACTATGTCACAACCAGATCCCACCATTCCCGCGTCGCGGACTACCGTTACCTTGCCGCTTTCACCGGCAGGCCTGCTCTGAAACGCATATATCTCATCATTTGGTACCGGATCCGCCTGGAGTAGTGGAATTGCAGAAGACGCGCACCCGGCTAACAGCGCACCTGAAAACGCACTTATCAGAATTCGCATTCCAATTTTCCTTCTTGATTTTGATATAACGCTTTTACTAGACAGGCTTGTCTCCACCTCTACTTTTTAGGACCGCATCTAAAATCTTCCCATACTCTGGGGCAGTGGACTCTTCCGAAATAGTATTATTCGAAGGCCGAAACAACGTCGTATAGAATAGAAGCTGACTCTCGTGTGATATTGATGAGTCAAGCGCTTGCATCGCCACAAAAGTCTTTATCATAGTTGACCTTTCAAGCGACTCTGCCTCAGAAGTTAAATTCACCATCATCAGTTTAACAAAAATTCGAGTCGCCCAAATCCCTCCCGTGGTGACCAACAAAATCACAGCGACCCCGGCAAGCGTTTTTGGTAGAGTAATCTCATAATCAAAAACTGTGTGCGTCACGCCTGCTGCATACCCATAAAGCATAGAAAAAAATAATAAGATCGCAAACACACCGCCGGAAATTACAGCATATTTGCTATAGTTTTTTGCGTTATCCTTGTGGATTTTTCGTCGCTCCTCCCAAAACCGTACAGGTTCTGAAAGCGCTATTGCCGACGTTGCAGCCTCCACCAAACTCGATACTTTTGAACTTGCTGAATCAACTTGAAACTTTATATCTTTTGAAACTTCAATTGAGACTTCCTTAACGCTCTCAATTGATTTATCGATAATTTTCACATACTCCTCGAAACTAGCTGTCACTCCCTTTTCATAGCCTTTCAGATACCCTTCATCTAAAGCATCAGAAACAGAGCGATACGCATAGACGACGGGCATCGCCAACCCACCAACAAACGACGCACGAAATTCCTCCGCCTGTTTGTCATCATGCATCGGCAGCCTAGCTGTGCTATTTGCATCTACAAAATCAGAGTACGCCGCATCGTGAAATAGACTCTCCACAGCGCTAAATCTAGCAACTATTTTCTTTAAGCTTTCAATGTATGCGTCAACCACTCCATGAAGAAAGGGATGAACTTTATTACCGTTCATATTCGCCCCTCTAAAAATATCACTCCAGTATTTAACTTCCTCTTTTAGCCACCTCCCAAATTCCTCTTCAGTTAGATACTTTACATTGGCATACCGCGAACTGCCCGCCTCGAGATCAACCATTTCAACACCCTTAAACCCATCCTTGGCAACATGCCATCACACCTATTTACCACACCCTTCGATATTTTTGTATCGCTGAAGATGTGACGCATGAGCCAAACTTATGATTGCAGGACAAAACGATGCCGCAGCACCAGTCGAGTTCGCTCAAGCCACGGCCCACCGAAGACAATGACTTCGGAAGGCCGCCCGTACAGGTGGTGCAGCAAGAAAGGCCCGGGACCAAACGTGGCAGCACCCTCGCTAGGCAGCGCTGGATCACTGCCGAGGAAAATCCCGGCATGATTCGGGTAAACGGTGCGCCCCACTTCCATCACGATCATGTCGCCGCGCTGCGGTTGGTCGACGCGATAGAAGCCGGCGGACTCGTAGTTCGCTTCGTACAGGCTGGTGTTTTCCTTGTTCTCCCACCAGCCATCGGCGCGCTTGAAGGCTTCGAACTCCAGCCCCCACTCGCGCTTGTACCAGTCGGCGCAGACCTGCCAGCAGTCCCAGGCGCCGTGCACGAACGGTCGCTTCAGCAGCGGCACTTCACCGGTGGGAACAATGGTGCGCAGGTCGCCTTCCGGCCAGCTCAGAATGTGCCAGGGCATCGCCGTCGCTTCGCACATGGCGAGGTCGCGCGGTGACGGCCTGCTGGTTGCGTCCGGATGTGAATGCACCACGCCGATCACTTCACCGACGTCCTCGGCCGTCGCGTACTCCTCGGGATCGATTCGAAACTCTTCGTTCGGCTCCGTCGAGACGTTGATGCAGGGGAAGTATTGCTGCTTGCGCCCAATCGCCAGCAGGAGCCCGCAGCACTCTTTCGGGTACTCGGCGGCCGCGTGCGCCTGGATCGCGTTCAAGATGTGCTTTCGCATGTCAGCTCCGTGCGATCAGGGAAACGGCCGGGAAGCCACCGAACGGCAGCGGGTTGCCCTCGCCGAAGCGCGGAATGCAGCCCTTGCCCAGCGTGGCGTCGCATTGGTCCAGTTCAGGGTTATCGGTGATGACGCCGTCCTTCGTGACATACGGGCCGGTGTAGCCACAGTTCGGCCCGCGATACCCACCGGTGAGGCACCAGTGGCACAGCGTTGTCGCTTGCCGCCCGATCGACTCATTGCCCACGTCGCCCGGGCTGGCCAGCTCCCAACTGACATTCTCCCCGTCCTCGTTCGTTTTCTGGTCGATGTACCAGACCTCGATCGTCTCTTGGGTTGGGTCTGCTGTAGGGTTGCCGGCCGGGAAGTTCGCAGCGTCGAGGTAGCTGCCGAGCGTGTGCCGCATCGTCAGCTTGAATTCGAGCAGATCCTCGAAAGCAAGACAGAGCGCAGTGATGCGCCCGTTGACGTTGCCCACCGACAATGTCGGCCGGACCGCCGTGCCGTCGCCGTTCGCCTCGATGCCGTCGATCTGCATCGGCCAGGCGCTGTACTCGTTGCCCTGCCAGTAAATCGCCTTCGCGGGCAACTGGTCGGCATTGGCGCCGGCGGCGATCAGGTCGGCTGGCGTGTGCGGTATCGCGTGCCCGTGGAAGCGCAGAACGTCCGCCCCGTAGTCCGTGCCGTCCAATTCAAAGAGCAGCACTTCGCTGCCAGGCTCAAGCACCTGGATGTCACTGATCAGCGGCATGATCGCCCCTTATGGTTGGAATGCCCGCTCGAACGTGGCGGTGAGTTTGAAGACCCCGCCGCCCATTGGTGTGGGAGCGGGATTTTTGCAGGTGAACAGCCCGAGCTCGCCGAGCGGCGTTGTCCAAAGGAAGGCTTTCGCGCCGGCGTGCCGATCGAGGAACGCCATGATCTCTAGCACCTTGGCCTTTCGACCGGAGCAGGTGATTGGATAGGAATCCTCCTTGTTGTTCGGACCGTCGCCAACGTTCTGCGCGTAGCCGCCGCCGAACTTAGAGGTGCGCACCCGATAGGTGATTTCGGGTGCCTCACCGCGCTCGGTTGGCCAGGTGAATTTCTCGATGGCCATCAGGCCCTCCCATTGGCATTTCGAAAGCTGGTGCCGCCCGCTCGCCAAGAGTCCGCGACGGCTTTCTCGGCTACAGCCTGCATTTGCGATTGAAGGTTTTTCGAGAGCGCTTGCTGGTCTATCTGCATGCCTTCAGACCCACGGTCCTCAGTTAGCACCGTGACCGGTGCGCTGATGCTGATCGTAGTCCCCGAACCGCCACCAGCCGCGAGAACGCCGAGCTTGCCGCTGGAAGTCCGGGTAAGTGGCATGATCGCCTCCGGCCCTGCCTCCCCCATCACGCCCGTCCTGCCGCCGGCCATCCCGAAAGCTGTCGGCGTACTGACAATGCTGTTGGTGAAAGCGCCGCCGTTGGCAAACATCTGCACACCCGATGACCAGGCACCGCCGAGCGCCTGCGGAAAGTAGCTGCTGGAATAGCCCGCCGAGGAGGCGCCGAGATTGGAGGACGTCGCGCCCGCAGACCCAGCCGCCAGCCCATTGCCGCCACTCCCGCCGGTGAAGTAACTGGTGGCAGCACCGACGAGGCTGCTCAGCAATGCCGAACTGGCCTGACGGGTCGCGATGCGCGCCATATCCGCCAGAATCGACTTGGTGAAGTCAGCAAACGACAGCTTCCCGGTCATGGCGAAATTGACGACTGCGTCCTCCATGGAGCTGAAGGCGTTGCCGAACAGGGTTTTCGTCTGGCCCGCGATGTTGCTCGCCGAATCCAAATAGTTGGCCCAGGCCGATGTCGCGCCCTTCGTCCAATCACCCTGCGCTGCCTCCACATCCGCGTAGTTCTGCCGGATTTGGTCGGTTGCCGCCTTGTTCGCATCGGCGAGAGCCTGCGACTTCCGGGCGAACTCCTCCTCCGACATGTTTCGCGACGGATCTGATTTCTGGCTTGCCAGTTCCAGCGACTGCTGAGCGAACCGATCCTGCTGGCTGTTCAGCTCATTGTTGAGTGCGTTCTGTCGATCGCCCTGTCCGACGCCGAGAACGGCGCGCTGCCCTGCCAGTTCCAGCGCTCGCTGTTGCTGAGCCAAGGCCTGAACGTAGGTGGTGATTGAACGCTCTTGTCGGGCGAGACGGCCGGTCTCGTTTGTGGCCAGAACTTCGAGCTGGGTGTCCGCGTCTTTCTGCGCTTTGACCATGCCTGCGCGGGCGTCGGCGATCTTCTGATCGAGCTGGATGCCTTGCGCGGCAGAAGTGGTCTTCTTCGCCTTCGCGGCTTCCAGCGCAGCAATCTCCGCCTCGTACGCCGCAGTCACCTCGTCGCGCTCGTTGCCGATCTGCGCTTCGCGTTTCAGGGCGTAGTCGGCTTGAGAAACGAGCCCGGCCTTCTGCGCTGCCTCCAGTTCTTTCTGGGCGTTTTTGTACTCTTCGCTGATGGCTGCAAGGTTGTTCTTGGCGTTGTTGAAACTGGTCAGATCGACCTGTGAACCAGCCGCTTTCGAATCCTTAAACTGGTCGTTGATGTTCGCCAGGTTCTTGTCGATTGCCGCCTGATTCAGGCGTGGGTCGTTGGGTGCGACCTTGCGGATGTCTTCGAGCTGCCGTTTGTATTCCTTGATCGCGTCGGTGCGTTTCTGCTCATTCGTCAATGCTGACTTGGTGAGTGCGTCGACCTTCGCCATTGAGGAGACGGCATCGCCCTGAGCTTTCGCCTGCTCTCCTTGCCATTTGGCGATATCGGCTTCGGCAGCCTTCTGATCCTCCAGCATGTTGAGACGATTCTGGTAGAGATCAATCATCTCCTGCTTGTTCTGGAACAGGCCGATATCGCCAGCCTGAGCGCCGGCCAAGTCGCGACGAGCCTGCTCGATATCGGCGCCGATATCGCTGCGCCCGATATTCTTCAATCCATCAGCAGCCCGAGCAACGGCGTTGTAGCCCTTCTCCCAGAAACTCAGATTCTCGAGGATTCGCGGCGTGCGCTCGTTGATTGCATCAGCGAACGACTCGGTGGCCAGCTTCACGGCGCCTGCATGGTCGCCCTGCTTCTCCAGCGCGGTGATCTGCGAGTAAACCGACGCGGTCAGGTAGTGGTACTGCTCATTAAGCGCGGCAGAGGCTTTGACCGGGTCGTCGGCGAGCTTGGCGAACTCCGCTACCGTCTCGCTTACGGCCTTGCCGGTCGCTTCCTGCATCGACACGGCGGCTTGGGTGATGCCCGTAAAGCTTTCGCCAGCAATCTTTCCATTGCCGGCCAGCAGGGCGAGAACCTCAGCGGCTTGCCCGGTTGTGCCGACAGTTGCGCTCACCTGGCGCGCCATATCGCCGATCTGTCCAGCACTAGCACCGGCGTAATTGCCGGTCAGGATTAGCGATTTGTTGTAGCTGTCTTGTTCCTCGCTCCCCTTGTAGAAAGCGTATGCCAACCCACCCACCGCGGCGGTGGCCAGCGCCAGCGGGCCGAGAATGGCCAGCAGACCCGCCGCGCCCTCACCCGCACCTGCACCCAACTGCGCGACTGCGCGAACGCCGCTTCCCCAGTCTCCCGAGGAAAGCGCATTGCCCAACTGCACGACGTTTTCCTGCGCCTGGCGAGTTCCGAGGCGCAGCTTGTCGAAGCCGGTGGTGGTTTTGTTGAGCTTGTCGTAGTCCTTGTCGATCTTGCCCAGGGCGGTGTTGTACTCGTCCTGGCTGATCCGGCCGGCATCCAAGTGTTTGCCCAGTTGCTCGACCTGAGTATCCAGCTTCGCCAGTGCGGCACGGGCCGGGTCGATGGCGCCCAGAAGGCCGTTCAACGCCTTCTGCTCATCCATGGCCGACTTGGCCAGCGCTACCTGCTGCTTGTCGAGCTGCGCAGAAATCTTGGCGGCCTCAGCCTCGCCATAGGCGCCGGTCTTGGTCAGCTTCGCCAATGCTTCCCGCTGTTTTGCGAGATCCTGCGTGGTCTTGGCGTTGGTAGAGAGCGATTTCTCCAGCGCCTGCATTTCGTTCATCAACGAAACGGCGGACTGCTCGGCGCGGCCGCCGGCCTTCGCCATTTCATCCAGGCTGGTTTTGGCCTGAATAGCGTCGGCCGAGTCGATCTTGACGCCGAGTTCTGCAATGTTCATCGACTCACCTTGAATAGATGCCCGCGTTTACGGGCTGTTTTCCCTTTCCTCTGCCATGACGCGCAGGGCTTCGCCTTCCAGCACCTGAATGTCTGGGAAGATTTCAGCGAGTTTCTTTTTCTTGATGCCGAGGAATCCGGCCACGTCGCGGATACTGTTGTAGTCGAGACCGATAGCGCCGCCGGCGCCGACACGCCACTGAGTGGACATCCTGTTGAACAGGAGGAAAGAAGGCCAAAGGCACGGCCAAACCTCGAATTCCTCTTCAATGTCCTCAGCGTCCAACCCGAATGCGGCAAGTTGCTCCGCATTCGGAGGAGGCTCATACATGGCGCGGGCGGCGCGAATCAGTTTCCCGTGCGGGCCTTGGCGTAGGCCGCCTGGTAGGCATTTACCACGGCCTCGGTTGCACCGTGGCAAGACGTCACCAGCGCCTTGATGCCCTCGTCGTCGAACTTGTCATCGAACTCCCAGCCAACAACCAGATCCTTGATCTGCTGCATTTGGTTTTCGGTGTCGACCGCAACAATTTGAGACATCGTAGGCTTGTCGCCGAACTGGTCGAGGCTTTGCTTTTGTCGCTGATTCCATCCATCGAACAGCGCGGCAAGTTCGATGCGGTCTCGATATTTGAAGGTGAATTCCACCTTCACTGGGTCTTGGCCAACTACCGGGACCATCACTGCGCCGGGAAAAGTTGGCGCTTGCGCAATCTTGAATTTCGCCATGATCAGGCGCCGCCGCCAGCAGCAACCGGCGCGCGATACGCTGTGATTTCAGCGTTGATGGTGAAGCCAAAGGAAACGGCCGCACCTTCGTTGCGCACCAGCGTTGGGGTCTTATTGAAGGATGCATAACCGGCGTAGTAGATCGTTTTGCCGTTGGGCAGCGACATACGCAAGATGCGCACCTCCTTCTCTCGATCGGCCTTATCCAGCTCTTCGTACCAGGCCAGGCTGTCATCGTCAGCCAGTTGGAAAGCGAACGCCTGCGCATTTTTGGTGGTCGGGATCTGTTTGTCGCGGCGCGCCTCGAGAGGGGCGTAAGTCCAGTATTGCTGCTCACCTCCGGACATGGAGTTGCCGATAACCTGGTTGACGGCTACCCAGCCGGTAACTTTCTTCGCGGTACCGCCACTGATGCCATCGGGAAAGAAAGCCACGTTGGACGTGTCGATGCCTTCCAGGGTGAATGCACCGGCCGCCGCGTTGGATACACGCACGGCGCGCTCGTTGATGTCCTCCCAGCCGGAGGTGATCAGAAGAATATCGCCATTGGCGAAGCCGTTTGCGGCGCTGGTAGCTACACCCGGGTTCGCGTTGCTGATTGCCGAAATCAGCTTGGCGGCGGCGAATCCGCTGGAAATTGAAAGCGTCGCCCCGTTGGGGAAGTAAACAGACATGGGTTTTCCTCTTTGCAGAAATGACAAAACCCGCGCAGAGGCGGGTTCCGATTTGCCCAACGGGCGGGTTATGGCGTGGTGTCAGACCGGTATGAGAACGACAGCGGGACGGTGTAGGTTGAATCGCCTGTGATGCCTGGGCCGACATCCACAGGCGTCATGGGCGTTACGACGAAACCATTCTTCACGTCGCGCACATAAAGCGGAAATAACGCGATGATCTCGGCGGCAATGGGGTTGGCTTTTGCTTTACCTGTGCCTGCCGGGCAAATAATGCTGACCTGGAACACGCCGGTATAGAGCCGGTGCTCTCCGCCGAGCGTGTTGCTGGCCGTGTCGCCCGGAATGGTGAACGCCCGCAGGTAAGTCTCGCCCGCTGTGGGTGTGTAGGGCATGTTCTCAAAAACGATTTTCAGCTTCTCCGGCCTTGCATTGTTCCAGGCGATCAGCTTTGCCTCGTAGATCGAGGCGATGATGGCGTGACTCATACTTGGTTGTTCCTGATGGCGTCCAACACGATTTGCTGGAAGCGAGCCACGGTTACCCGAACCATGCCGCCGGGGGCCTGGGTCGAATGGCCGAACTCCAGCGGAATCGCATAGGGCAAATTGTTGATGATGTAGGCCATCTGGCCAGCGGTGAAGTCGCTCATTGCCGCGACCAGCGCGGCAGTGGTTTCGGCGCCGCTTGGGTCTACCTCGTCAAAGGTGACGCTTTCGACCACGCCGAGAGAGATGTGCCAGTTCGCACGGAACCGGCCGCCGACGTAGCCTTCGGGCGCTTTGACGTCCATGCCATCGTTGAGCTTGCGGTCTTTCTTGAGCCTGCCACCCTTCGTCAGATTGGCCGGGTCGCTGCGCAGCGCAGTATTGTGTTCGTCGACAGCCTTGTTGTACTCGGCCGCCACAGCGTTTTGCGCCCAGATTTCCGGGTTGCCAACGGGAGACATACGGATCAGGCTGCTGCCGACTTCGATGATGATCTCGCGCACACTGGCATCGATCGCTCCGCTGGTCTGCGCCGCGAACTCGGCCAAGCTCAGGGCGAAGCTGCCGGATTGAGCGGCCATGTCATTTCCTCAGTTGTGCTGTCCACGTCGCGTCAGCTGGATCGGCAGACACATTCATTACGCGCATGCCGTTGACGATATCGCCGATGGCGGGTTCGGCCGGTACCGCCGTCGGCACACCGGCCTCTGACACGAACAGCTCGTTTTGCAGCACCAGAAGCTTTTTGTCGGTGGTTTGGATCAGTGAGCCGTCGATTTCCTTGGACAGGTAGCTGCCCAAGACGCCGCGCCCCATGTAAGTGATGGTGGTCTCCGGCGTCTCGCCGCCCAGGTCGGGGTCATACTCGCCCGCGACCTTACGCACACCGGTCACCGGCTGGAGCGCGTCAGCGAGGCCGTCAGGATCGTCGAACGCCTCAGCCATTTCGGCCTGAATCTCTTCGCGCATACTCATGATCAGATCCTTTTGAGCATCATCACGCCGGAGCGCTTGATCCAAGGCTCCAGTAGCGCCAAGGCGAAGTTCACACCCGCCGACTGATCAGTAGATCCGGCCACGTAGGTCTTGCTCACAGACGTGCCGGACTGAGCCGAAACCGTCTTGCTCTGCACTTCCTTCTGAGTTGCCGCGTACAACTTGCCCGCCGCCGCCTCTTTGGCGACCTGGGCGCCGGCTGTTTTGATCTCGATCGGAACCGGATCTGGAACAACCCGCTTGATCTTGGCCGTGAGCCAGGCGTTGGCCATGGTCACAGCAAGGACCGGATCACCGGCGCCGGCCCAGCCAGGACCCAGCGAAGCGTCAACATCGGCAACGGTGATGAAGTCGGTCATGTGCTTGTCCTTATTCCGCTGGCACCAGGGCCTGCAGGTCTTCTTTCTTGGCGGCTGGGTCGAAGGCGATGCCCTTTGCCGTCAGCCAATCTTTCAGCTCCGGCACCTTCATCTTCAGAGGGTCGGTTTCGGCGATTTCTGGCTCCTTGCCGTCCGAAACCTTGATGCCCGCCGCTTCGTACGCATCGTAAATTTCAGGCGCATCGCCCTCGATGACCACCTCAGTGGCAGTGCCAATGACGCCGAAGAACTCGCTCAGCAGGCGGTAGCACACGCCGCGCTCTTTGCCCGGTTTGTCCGTATAGATAACTTTCATGAGTCACCTCAAATGCAGCCCGGCGCCTTTGCAGGCGCCAGGGTAAGTGAAGGCCGGATTACGGCGTGGTGGTACCGCTGATGACGGCGGCGAATGGGACCTGCTTGCGGCTGAACACGCGCTCCCAGTTCGCAGCAGCGGCATACTGGGTCGCGGTCGGGCTGAGGTTCTGAGCTTCGGAGCCTTTCCAGCTGAAGCCAGCAGGCTGGAGGATGTAGGTCTTCCGTTCCCACAGCACCTCTGCACCGCCGCCATTACCGCCGCCCGGTTTGCGCTCGATCTCCACCGGCACCTTCGGCGTGCCTTCGCCGTAGCCGAACGCGCCTTGGCCGAAGAACACCGACAGGTACTTGCCAGCGCCGTACACCAGGCCATCGTCCATGAACACCGGCTTACCCAGGTAGGTAGCCAGGATGATCTTGCCGTCGGAGTCGCGCAGATACTCGATGAGGTCCTGCTTGACCATCTGGTTCATCACCACCGAGTGCACGCCGATCGCGCCGAACTGGTCGGCCGCATCGCCGGCGGTAAACGCGGCATCCTGAAACGCGTTCGCGCTGATGGCCGCGCCCGCGTCGATGACCATGTCACCGCCGTTGTTGGCAATGTTCGAGGCGATGATGCCGCGCGCTGCACCGAGAGCGTAACGCTGCCACTGGCGAGTCCAGTAGGTGCCGAAGCGGTTGCGGATCTGCTGCTGAGGCTCGCTGTTCGCCAGTTCAGCAGTCAGGTCGGCCACGCCATAACCTTTGTTGAGGTACAGGACGCGAGCACGCATGCTGTCCTGAGTGACTTTGCCGACTTCGCCCTGGTCGTTCGGATCATCGTTGCTGATATTCGGGGCTTCATCAGCATTGAGATCCTGCCAGTAGCTAATCTCGGCGGTGCCTTGGCTGCCGGAAGCGATAGCGTCCAGGACAGGCGAGCGGGTCACGATCCCCGACTCGTATACAGCGGTTTTTTCCGGGCTATTTACCGGCTCCAGCGAGGCGTAGTAGTCACCGACGAAGATGTCGGTCAGTTGGGTAGTTGCCATGAATTAGGTTCCTTTGGTGGCCTGGATTTTCTTGAACAGCTCGGGGTTGTCACGGGCGATCGCAGCGCGTTCGGTTTCCGTGTACTCGCCCCACTTTTTCGTGGCCTTGCCACCGTTGTCGCCGGTCTGTCCGGCGCCCTGAGCCCTTGGCCACAGGTGTGTTGCTGTTTCACGCAGAGATTCCGCCCATTCGAGCGGCGACAGCGGAGTTTTCCCGTCCTTCCCGTAAACGACCTCGCCGTCACGGTCGGTGGCAATCGCCTCGCCGTCCTCACTGAGTTTGAAAGTGCCCCGGGCGCGCAGGATGATGTCCTCGGCAGCCTCAGGGAGCGCGCCGGCCTTGATGGCAGCCGCGCGAATAGAATCGGCCAGCACCTTGTCGCTGTACTTGGCAGCGAATTGCTCGGCCTTGTCGGCGCGAGCCTTCTCGGCAGCCAGCTTGGTGTCGTAATCGGTGCGCAGGCGCTCGGTACGGCGAGTGATGACCTCGTCCAGCTTGCCTTCGGCAATGAGCTTGGTTTCTTCGTCCTGGCCAACCTTGGTCAGCAGACCTTTCACGGCTGCGATATCCAACCCTTCGAACTGGGACTTGAATCCGTCCAGCTCAGTTTTGGTGGTCCGGAGCGAGCCAAGCAGCTCGGTGTTTTTGTTCTTGAGGCCCAGGGTCGCAGCCTCAACAGCAGCAGCAATGGCGGTCTGTACTGCCGGGTCTTCAAGATCAATCTGGTTTTCGTCTGCCACTTGGTGCACCCCTTGGGTTTGGTCGGCCCGCTTTGCAGGCATAAAAAAACCGCCCATTGGGCGGTTGGTGTGAGTTCTGATTTATTGGACTATCGAAAGCCCGCGCATGACCAGATAGTCGGCGAACTGAGTCCTGCTCGGCGCATACGGTGGAGGCCGAAGCATCGCTCCGGGATTGCTCCGGAGCAACGTCACGCGCTCTCCGTCTTTCTCGGTGCCGAAGGCAGGCTCAGGGATGCCGAACCCGTTATCCGCAGCGTAAAGCTCTACTGCCAGCCTGAGCTGACCCCATTCAATTTCGAACGGGACAAACGTTTCCGAAAGAATTTCCATTCCGACCTTGCACTGGCGCCTGGGCCAAGCCATCGCCTGCGCATCTCGCGTCTTGCGGCCCTTCCATTCCATGGAATTCATGGTGGCCGCAGCGCGCAACAGCAGAGCCCTTTGCTCGTTCTCGGTAGAAGGGAGCGGGAAGCCGTAGTAGTTTCGGTAGAAGACCAGTTTCTCCAACGGCACAAAGCTGTTGGCGTCTGGCCTCCCTGTTCCATCCTCGACGATGACAAGCATAGGTGTGCTCAGCCTGATTGAGCGCCGAGTGTAACGCCTGCCCGGCTGAACATGTCAGGCTCAAGATCCTTGAGTTGAGCAAGGGTCAGCGGCTTGAACGACTTGTCGAGCTGCAGCTTTGCGAACTTATCCGGCGTCAGTCCCCCATCGCGGAACAACCTGGCGCGCACAGGCCCGAGCGCATGATCCTGAAAGCTCGCCGGCTGCGTTGCCAGCCACTCGTAATAGTTCAGGCTGGCGTCGACCTGCGCCCCGCCATTGTCGCCCACCGAAGCGCGCGTGGCGTCCTTGGCAAACGTCTCCGAGAGCCTGGTGGTCGGCACCGTGGTCGACCGGCAGTTGATGTGCGCCGGCGGCAACGGCCCCTTGCCCAAATCGAAGCGCATACCGTCCAGGCCCTTGCACTGCTGCGAGGTCTTGCGGTCGAGCGTCGACACCCAGCGGTAGCCCAGCACCACGTCACTGTTGGCCTTCAGCGTCTCCATTCGCGCCGTGGTCGCCACGTGCTGGATTGCCGTCTGCACCACAGCAGCAGCGTTGCGATTGCTCACCGCGAGGACGCCGTCCGTGAAGTTCTGCGCCGCGGTACCGCGAATCGCCTGAATGATCTGGGCGTTGGTTTGGCCCTGGCCGAAGCCGAGCCTGATGGTGTTCGTCACACGCATCGTCTCAGTCCGCGTCCAGCCACTGACGAAACTTTTCAGCAGCTTGCCGCCATCGATGCCTTTCACCTGCAGCGGATAGGAAAACACCGCCGCGCGGATCACTGTGTTGCTCGGCACCACCGCATCGATGGACAGTGCATTACTCAGGCTGTTGGCCTCAAAGGTCGACTCGTACAGCGCAATATCGACCAAATCGGCCTGAACCAGATCACCGTAGGCTTTGTAGATCTCGAGCAGTTTGCCGTCCACTCGGGCCAGAAACTGCTCAAGACGGTCCCGGCTGTAGGTGGTCAGCTCCTTGCGGGTCAGTTGCTCCCGCACAAGCTTGTCGATCTGGCGCAGGTATTTTTCAAACTTCTTGACCTCGCCGGCCTTAAGCCGCTCCAGCATTACCGAGTGGCGCGTCGTCTGCTCCAGCAGTTGGCTGTCCGCCTGCGCCAGGTTTGTCGATGGCATCGTCTTTATCCAGGTTGATGCCGGCCGACTCGCGCTCATCGCTAATCAGGTCGGCTTCGTCTTCGTATGGCCGATCCGGCAGCTTTCCGGTCGTCAGGTACTGCCAATAGGTGTCGGCGCTGATCGTGCCAGCCATCACGCCCTTGAGAAGCTCAGCAAGCACCTGAGCATCGACCACTGGGGTCACAAATTCAGGACTCACCTTGAACTTGACCTGCTTGGGGTCGTAGCCCTTCCACTCGGCTGCGTACCGCAACCCCTGCTCCACTGCCTCTGCCACCGTGACGACAATGCTGTGCAACGTGGCGTGCTGGTCGTTCTGACGTGTTTTACGCGCCTCGCCCGACTCTGTGCCGCCTATGTCCATGACCTTGGCGCCGGCTTCAAGCGCGGCGTTCTTCTGGTCGTCCATCGCCTTGCGGACAGCTTCAATTCCGGCGCCCTGAAACTCCAGATAGCCACATTTGCCGTCTCGACCGAGATCCCATGCCGCAGATGGCCCGGTCACGCTCAGCTCTACAGAATCGTCGAGGCCAGACACCCATGGTTGCGGGTGGCTGGTCTGATGTAGGGCAGTGAAATAGTCAGCGCTCAACTGATAGGACTTCAGCGCGGCGCGCGCCATTGTGAGCAGCGGCACCTCGTCCACTTCCGGCGAATTGTCGGTCGAACCGCAGTAGATCACCGGCAAGTAGGACAGGCCTTTGACCAGTCGGTTGTCGGTGCCAGTGGTGCCCAAGGGTTTCTCTTCCTCGACGATCTCCCCACCTTCGTTCCGCACAGCGGTGTAACAGGTCTCGTCTTGCATGAAGAACTCACGAAACACCGTGTCGCAGTCGTGGCTGTAGCGGTCGCCGCCCTTCTTGCGGAACTCTCGGAACACCGAAAGGACCAGGTCTTGGCGACCGCCTTGATCAGCCGTGTCCCAGTTGATCGCGTTGCGCGTGGCGTACGTCGAGAAGTACGGCTCACCACGGTCATCGATGTTCACCACCAGCGGGACGCGGCCGTGTGAAATAGCCTGACGCACCATGCGGAAGAACAGTTGCTTTAGGCCGAAGCCGTCAGAGGTGGCATTCTCCTCGAGTCCCCTCAGGCCGGAAGGCAGCTCAATCTCTGGGATGAGTCGAGAAACAAGCCCCATCATCGACCGCAGAGAGTCGCGCACCCAATGCTCGTACTGAGCGCGGTTCGTATAGTTCTCGTAGAGATACTTATTGCCCGCGCCGTCGAGCTTCTCAGCTTCGACCATGCCGCTCGGCTTTGGCAGGTTGCGCTCGTTGCGCTTGACGGCGCACTCACCCTCGAGCGCGTCGTCCATCATCTCCCACTCGGCGATGTGCGCGTCGTAGTCGGGGTTTGTCGATTGCACTGGCATCAGGCCAAGCCTCCAATTCGGCGTGTTCCGCCTGTGCGTGTTTTGATCGGGTACCGCTTGGCAATGAAGTAGCCAGGGGCATCCACCAAGTGGTCGTAGCCGGCCTTCTTATCGGGCTCGCCCTTGTCCGTGTAAATCTGGCGCTCCAGGCACTGCGTGTATTTCGGACACTGGTCGACGTTGACCAGATATCGATGCTCGCCGTAGGTATTGGCGAACATCGCGCACATGGCGTTGACCCGGTCCTTCACAGCGGGGTTGGTCGAATCCACCACTACGGTAAAACCAGCCTTTTTCAGCAATGACAAGTCGGATTCGCTTGCGCTCTTGCTGCTTGTGTTCTGGCCGCTGGCGTCCGGGTAGATCGCAATGCTGTGGTCAGGAAAGCGGAGCTTGATCTTCTCGATCATCTCAGGCGTGTCACGCACATCTGAAAACTCGCTGAGCGCCAGTGGCAGGTCATCTCGAATGACGTGCACGACTGCCGCCATCTTCATGACGTTGAAGTCCATGCCGATGTGCAGGGCCTCGCCGCGCCTTATCGTTTCGCTGGTGCGGTTCGCCTCACGATTGAACGTGTAATAGACGACACCCGCGTAGTTCTCAAAGCTGGCTTCGTATTCCTGCCGAAAGGTGCGAGGGTCCATCTTGCGGCGCGCCGCATCCAGCTCTTCAGCCGGAACGTTGCCGCCATCGAGCGAGGTGTAGAGCCAGCTCTTGTGATCAGGCTCATGCCCCGGCCGGCCGTCTTGAAACGTGTCGTAGCAGTGATTGAATCCCTTGGGCGTGCCGATGCGTAGCGCGTGACCACCCTTCCGCATGCCGATGCCCGGTATCGAGTATTGGCAGGTCGAAAGCATCGGCCGCAAAACCTCTTCCCAAGCCTCCCATGGACAGTCAGCCCATTCATCCACTAGGACGAAGAACAGACCGGAGCCGCGCAAGTTGTCGTAGTTGTCGAGCCCTACCACGCGCATGACGTGGCCAGACTTGAGCGTGATTGAGCATTCCGTTTCGTTCGGACGGTGTGCACGCCACGCTTCAGGGATTGCCTGCTTCAGCCGACGCCAGAACACGCGCTTGGCCTGCTTGAAGGTCGGCGCACCGTACCAGATCTCGTCCTCGACGCTTACACCCCACTCAGCAGCCAGCCGAGCAGCTCGGCGCATCTCAGCTTTGCCCAAGAACGTCTTGCCGAACCGGCGACCACACACCGCATCGCGGAAGCGCGCCTGAGGCTGGAAGCCCCAGCAGTAAATGTTCGCCTGCTTCGGCGTCAGCTTTACCGGCGGGTCATAGGTACGGGGTAGCGGGGACATTCTCATCAGGCTCCAGGGTGTACTCAGCAACGGCGTGCTGCTGGTCCGCTTGGGAACCCAGAGGTTTTTCAGGTTCGAGGCGACGATTCACGTAAACGTCGCCCACTTCTTTGGCTGCCTGCTCCAGCAACTGGGCAGTCAGCGCCATGTTCTTCATGTTCTCGGCCTTCTCGGCCATTCGTCCCAAGGTGCGAAGTCGATACGCTCGGTTGGCGATCGGGATCTCTGCCGTCTCTTCGCGGAACCTCTTGCGGGTGTCGTTGAATAGCGTCTGCCACTTCACGTGCAGGTTGCGTCCAACGTACTTGGTTGGGTCGTATGCCTCGCACTGTTGGCGGGTAACTTCGAGCCCGAATCTTTCTTTGACGGACGCCACCACTTGAGATGGCGTGTCAAAGCAGGCGAGAGCCTGTACGACAAAGGCTTTCACCTCGTCTCTGAGTGCGGCCATAAGTGGGCATCCGTCAAAGTACTGTCAAAGTCAGGCCGACTTGAGCAGACAGGTTCCGCAGGCCCTCGATATGTTCAATTTCCCCACCTCAGCAGGATTGTTTGCAGCGTCCACCAGCTCTTGCACTTGAGGGCTCGCCCCATATCGACGCACCACACCGACGAACTCTTCAACGTCGTGTCCGCGCATCTCAAGCTTGGGTAATCCTTCCTGGGTGAACTTGGGTGCGCCGTACTGATCGGTCGCCTGAGCGATGTGGTACAGCTCATGCTCGACTAGTGCGCAGAAGTCAGCGTCGCTGCACTGAGCGCAGTAATCGGCAGCCAGGGTGATGATGTAGGCCGGCACATCGCCGAACCAGTCCAGCATCTGTTGCTCCATTCGGGCCTTCTGCCAGCCACCAGCGCGGAACGCTACCTGTTCGGCCTGGCCAACGACCGTACGCCCCTTCTTCGTGAAAGCGGCAGACGCCCACATCACACGAATGTCCGCATCGATCAGATGGGCATGGTCTTCGTTGTGGATGCTGCCGGTGTCGGCGAGGATCTCGGCTTGGAGCCATTCCCATACTTCAGGAGCTGGGGTCAGGCGGATCCCAAAGTCGGATAGCTCTGACAGCTCGAACAACGACGTCGGAGGGTATGGCCTGCTCATGACTCACCTTGTGCTTGAAACAGTGGCCAAACGCCGGTATTGATGTGGATCCAATTCAACAGAGGTACTTTTATGTTTAGCTTCAAAATCGGGCTTCTTAGCTTTGTTCTACCGCTTGCCATGTGCGCACTCTACTTAGTCGCGCGCCAACTTCGCCGTTTTGTCGCATATGCAGACAACACAACGCCTCCTAAAGAGCGCCCGAAAGTCTATCTAGTACTAGCAGCCGTGATGGGCTTCATCTGCGGTAGTGGCCTTCAGCCGACTTACGACAAAGCCATGCAGTGCAAGGCGGATAGCCTGCCTATTGTCGCATGCACGTTTTTCCCAAACGCTAGCCAGCGTTAAGCGGTTAGAGTGCAGTGCCGTGCTCACCTGCGGCACACCTACCTAGCGTCACCACTCATCAGCATAAGGAATGGCAGAGGATGCCTATCGAAGAGTTTGGCGGTAAGAACAACTACAAAATTACTCCACCGCTACCACAGCACCTTGAGCACCAACCGATTTACGCAATGCCATACCAACCATTCGATGGCATCTATCGTAAAAACACTGACGCACGATATCTATCAGTTGGATTGTCGCAATGGGGTCACGACGATCTATCCCTCAAAATCATGCGCTACAGAGACCAATGGTCACGGCAGTCTGAGGAGATCCCACTCCACAGAGTTATCGATTCGACTGTTTTTCTAGCGAAGGTTTTGCTGGATAGAGACCAGCAAAGCGTAGAAATAGAACGAAATCTTTTTGTAGATCAGCCAGAAGGATTTCGAGTACGAGAGGAATCCGTAACTGCCACTGACATCCAGAAGTTTGAGGTCTTTTTAGAGACTCACAATGACCAGCTGAAAGAACGCTTCAACAAGCTTTTTCAGCTGCTCAGTAGTCTCAAAACACAGGGTAAGCTCTAACTATTTAGTGTCAGATCGCGACACAATTTGCTGATTCGCGAAACGTGTCGCGACCTACTTGCTCCTCTGTGCGGCGGTGTATGCAGCCTCACACGCCAATCCAGCTATTCGGCTTCGATCAAGCGCTTCTGCCAGTCTTCCCGCTTCTTCGTCAGCGCTTCTACGCAGGTCGGCGAGCAGAACGGTAAGGTCGGCTCTTGCCTGGCTTCCGCTGGCAACCTCGGCAGCACAAGACTTTCGCTTTGCGAGGAGGTCGGTAATTTGCTGCTGCAGGCTGCGAGCCCGGTTATCAGCAACAACAACGGCAGCCGATACATGCTCAGTCTTGGCTTTCGCATCGTCGGAGACTCGGTTGATGTCATTGGTGATCTCGCGCTGAATGCGCAGCGTGTTGGTCAGCGAATCCACTCGAGCGGTCGCGGTGTCGCGCTCGGCGGTTATGGTTGCTCGATCGTCCTTCACGCTATCGAGACGCAGCGATAGGTAACCGACAGCTGCGAGCGCTGCCAGCACTACCCACACCCACGCAGGAACCAGCTTCAGCAACGCGTTCACGGGGTCTGCCGCTCTACGGCTTCGTTGACCTTCTCCGCTGCCTTGCTCGCGGTATCGGCTGCCTGGACTGCTGAGTTCGATGCCTCTTGCACCTTTACTGCCGCGTCCTGCGTCTTCTCGGCCAGACTGTTGAGGCGAACGTCTCGCTTGCCCAGCGCAGCGTCATAAGCACGGCGAACTTCGGCGAGCTGCTTGGTCTGCTCACCGCTGGCTGACCACACGCCAGCCTGGTAACCAAGGATCAGGCCGCCGGCCAGCAGCAGCGCGGCGATGACCCACACTTCTGCCCGACGCCACCAGCGGCGAGCAATGAATTCCATAGCGCATCTGTCCATCAGTTGATGCCTCCCAGCTTGGTACGCAGGCGGGCGATTTCTTCGCTCTGCGAGGTAACCGTTGCGGTGAGCTGTGCGACTTGGCTTGTGAGGGCTTCGATCTTCCCCTCCATCCGGCCTACCGCTGCGGCAAGCTCGTTGCGCTCTTTGGCGAACTGGTCAGCGCGGGCTTCAGCTTCCTTCCGTGCAACACGCTCGGAGTCCAGAAGCTCATTCAGCCGCCGAAGCGTGAAAATGTCGGCGTTATCCATCGCCCTGTCAGCAGCATCCTTCGAGAGGAATTTACGCAGCCAAAGGAAGCCGGCCAGCAACACGGTTCCGGTACCGCCCAGCCAGGTAGCTGTGCCTGGGCCGAGGTCAGTAGGATCCATCGCAACTCCATCATGAAAAGCTGACCCGTCAGGCCAGTGCAAATAGGTCGGCGTCCGCTGCACTCCCAGCTCGGGGCTATGGGTGTGGGGAGCCGAAAATGAAAAAGCTCCCGCGATTGCAGAAGCCTCGAATAGATGCGCGGGCGAACCCGCGCGGTTTAGCAAATGAAGGATCTCTCGACGCCCTTTAGTTCCGGCGTCATGCCAACATCAGAACGTCCAGATGAAATCCTTGAAGGTCGGCAGTGGCCCAGTCGTGTGATCTGGGTAGAACACATTTTTCGGTACCAGCGTAGGGGTGTAGCCGAAGCGTGCCCAGACCGGCTTTTCTTGCACGATGGACAAGTTACCATTCGCTTGAACGCGCAGAATTGCCCCTGGATTACCGCCAGTACCACTGTGCCAAAGCACTGAGTAATTTGCTCCGTAAATAACCAGGTTGCCATCGGTTTGCATAACCGCCCTTTCGGCACCCTTGTTCTGAGTCCAACTGGCCCACAACACACCCAGCGGACCATTAGAGATCACTAGATTCCCATCGGTTTGGAAGATGAAAGTCGTGCCACCGGACACATACTTTTTGTCGCGCTCCAGAGTAGTGCCAGGAGCAATGATGATCGAGTCTTCGGCGCCAGGTGACTGAGGAATCGCCGGATTACTGCTCCAGATCGAGATGGAGTCTGTAATGACGATATTGCCGTCATTTTGCACGCGCAGATAAGTGCGCTCGGAAGCAGCAGTTTCATCGCGATTCGGCGGAGTACTATTGAAGGTCGACCAAGTGCGAACGTGCTCGCGATCTTTCAAGATTGCGTAGTACAGAATATAGAAGGAGGTCGGGGTATTTTCGTAGACCTTGTTACCGTACGTGATGTAGGGCTGTCCGTCTTGCGCAGACCAAACTGCAGTCTGACCATCGTAGAGGACCAGATTCGAGTCAGCCTGGAGAATCAATCGGAAGCGCTTGTTGGGCGAATCCAAATACTGATTCCAAGTCATCTCATGTTTCGGCAGCAAAGTAGAGGTACCGTTCTGTGCGAACGGAATGCGTGCTGGAATAGCCATATGAGTACCTATTGAGTCGAATGAATGTTCGCGGAGGATTCCGCTTTCATGTCGCTCAAAGGCGATCGCTCAAGGCTCGTGGCCTTCTCATGATTCAACGTCCCGCATCGGGAGCATTTGATCTGGAGCTCGGTAAACTCACCCACGCGGGCGAGAAGTCTGTTGCACTTTCCACATCTGCAATCTTTAAGCATCTGCAAAGCCTTGTCGTTTTCTGCTAGGCTCCGCCCCGCTCGCGCGAGCAGTGAGGGCCTTGGCTGGCTTGCAGGCTGGTTCTGCGATCTGGCGTCTCCCTTGGGTGTTACCGCACCCTCTGGGGTCGCCCTCTCTTTTTCCCGCGCTAGAACGAAAAGCCCCGAATCTGTCGGGGCTTTTTTGTTTCTGTCGGGTATAAAAAGGCCCCTGCGAATGCAGAGGCCCTGAATAGGTGCGCTCGTCTTTCCGAGCTGTCGGCCAAAGACCATCCCAGCGTCGACGCCCCTTTGCATCGATCTCGCTGTTCCTGTCTCGCGCCACCCTGAAAGCATTGTGAGGTCAGAGTGCGCGGGCTGCCGGCGTTGATCCGTGCGTCGTACTATCCGGCTATCGACGTCCAGGCCTTCCCGAGGGCTGTCCTGGCTACAGGTGAAACTTGGTACATCTGGGAAAGCATCCACTTGAGTAGCGGCTTTCCTCAGCGGTACAAAAGCCCGGCGCATATGTCCGGGCTTTTTTGTTGCTTCCAGGCGTATTCAGCAGGGGGTCAGACCGACACCATCAGGTGCAGCCTTGGCCGAGGTCATCACGAAGTGATTGCTGGATGCGCGCAGATTAGAGGCCAAGCCATCATCACCGGACTGGCTACCCGTTCGCCACATGGCGAGGGTCAGCTCCATGCGTTGCAGCGCAACACCTTGCGGCTCAGCCACCACGTATGCGACGCGGTAAGCTCTAGTCAGTGGCTCGGCGAGCGCCGACATGGAGAAACAGGACAGGCAGGCGGCGAGCGCCAGCCCCAGATAAGCAGAGAGTCGCTTAACCATTCGGCATTCCTTCTGGTGGTTTTCTTTGGACAATAAAAAACCCGGCACGGTGGCCGGGTTTCGTTCGTCACTCCTACACACGCAGGAATGACAGGATGGGTGAATAATGCGACATGGCGACATGACATTGCAAGCCCTTTTGAGGGACTATTTTATGCCGCCTCGCCTTCCAGCACTCCGACTGCTTCAAGCATGTGTTGCGCCTCGACCAGGGCCTCGTTCACAAGTGACTCCAGCCCATCCTTGATGGTCTTGTTCCAGCGCTGGTAAGTGCGCTCTGTAAGTCCTTGGGAATCCCAGTTCGTCATGTCGTAGTTCGAGTCGGCCAGGACGATCATCTCGCCGGGCTTGTCCTCTGCTACGGCGCGCGCATGCTTGTTGGCCCGGGCAACGTCAGCGTCTGCTGCCGCGTTGCGCCAATCCCACTGCCCCTGCTCCTTGTTCTCCCGGTGCTTCGGCGCCTTGATCTGGGTTACCGCTCGCTGAATGCCCTTCACCTGCTGCGGTACAGCCCAAACGAGAACTGCCTGCTGAGTGAAGCGCTGCGGTGCCGGTGTCTTCACCACGGCGACCAGCCGGCCGATGGAATCGATCTTGCGGCCACGGTGGGTGCTGTACTTGGCGACGAGGGCGTTCCAGTGCCTAGGGGAAAGCTGGGCGTGCAGGAGCCTGTGCACGATGCAGTCAGCCAACAGCGCGGCATCCTTCCCGGATATCTCGCCCTTGAGCTTGCTGGCCTGCACCCGGGGCTCGACGTTGCATCCGCCGGAACTGTTGATCGTCTCGGCTGCCAAGGCCCGGACTACTGCGGAAATCACGTTGTGGTAGTTCATGCTGCAGCCCTCTTCAGTTCTCGGGTCTTGGCCCGGTATTCGGCCTTGATGGTTTTGATTTCTTCGACGGTGTACTTGCGGGGCTCATGAGGCCCTTCGAGCCATGCCACGGTTTCGGCGCCGATGCGCAGCACCAATCGGATGCGGTACTCGACGGCGTTACCGGACAGGTTGCGGTTGCACTTCACACACTGGCGGTGAATATTGAGCGGCTCGAAGCGCAGCTCAGGACAGGCGCCGACGGATCGGTAGTGGCCGGCGTCCCAGCGACTGCCCGTCATCAGGTCGTTGTCGTTCGGCATCGAATCGCAGCTGATGCATGGCAGGTGCGCGTCACGCAGGCGGACGTACTCGTTCACAGCTGCCTGGGCTTCGCGCAGGTGATCCGCCCTGCTCTTCAGCTTCTCCTTGCGCACCTGGATCTCGCGGCGGTCGCGCTGGTTGATCGCCTTGCGGGCTTTCTCGGTGTTTGCCGGCGCGTGAGCCAGCGCGCATTTCGGACTGCATACCACCTGTGTGGTGTTGAACAACGGGGCGAACTTCTCGCCGCAGGCCTTGCAGGTTTTCTGCTTCGCATCCTTGAGGGCAGTGCGCATCAATACCGCCCTCCCCACTTGTCCTGCTCAGTCCAGCGCACGTCATGCTCGGCACCGAAGGCATGCATCAGCTCGAACAGATCGCTGAACCACTTCTGCGACTGCTTGCGGGTCGATACGGCCATCACCACGAAGCCACCATCAAGGCCAGGCTCCGCACGCTGCTTCTCCAGCGAGGCACTGAAAAGGCACTTCCAGTCCTCACTGGTCAGCTTCTTGCCGTGCCAGACCACCTGCTCTGATACGTCCTTGAGCATTGCCCACATCTTGCGGTTGCAGACGTCAGGGCGCTTCTCGTCCTTGATGACCACGATCTTGGGTTTGGTGAAGTCGGTTGCATGCAGGACGCCCATGAGGCGGCTGATATCGCGCTGGCTGCGGATTGGGAATTCGATCATTGCCCGAACTCCTTGAGCAATTGGCGCGCACCCATGACGGCACCTTTGCCGCCGGAGGTGCGGCTAATGTCCTTGAGCCACCCCAGCATTCGGGTGTTCTGTGCTTTCAGGTCGATGACCATGCCGAGCAACTCATCGCCGTCTGCGTCCATGTCGGACTTGAGTGCTTCGCCAATCGCGTCAAGGTCGCAAACGGCCGCCAGAAGCATGCGCTTGTGTGATTCGAGATCCTTGCGAATCGCCTCGGTGTCAGCCAGCAGCTCCAGCGCCACCTCCTCCACGGTCTTTTCCCCGAGGAATTCTTGCAGCGCCTCAGTGTTGCGCTTCCAGTCTGCGCAGTCGGCACGGTACGACGCCGCCTCGGCCCACAGCAGCTTCTGGAGTTCTTGTTTGTCGATGCTCACTGAGCCGCACTCCTTGCTTCCAATTGTTCGGCCTGCTGAATGAGCAGCGCCCGGCGATCCGCCAGCTCATTGGCTGCCTGAATTCGCATTTCTGTTTTTTCCTCGGCTGATGCTTGGCGCATGGCGAGCATCGAATCCTTCACCGCGGCGAGCCTCTCGCGCAGTTTTGGCGAAGGCCGCGCAACCTCACCGGTGAGCAGTGCAACGACGGCCCGACCGTCTTCAGTGACCGGCACGACACTCAAGTCGGCCAGGTACTGCTGAGCTCGCTCTTGCGGGATCCGCTGCATCTGCACAGCCTTGGTGATCGCCTGCGTGCGGCGGTTGGCGTCGAAGCCGACGGACACATGCCAGTTGACGTGTTTGTTGTCCTCCCGGGCCTGACCCACCAGACGCTCATAAGCACTGTTGAACGCCATGCGCGCACCGACCTTGTCGCCGGCGTCGAGAACAGGTTTTGCGGCTGCCAAGGCGAGCTGGATTTCATCGGTTATCACCACGGTTTCGAACTCGTCGTTGGTGGTCATGGCGATCGCCCATGCTTCGTCCTTGCCCGGGCGCCCATCGGCGATCTGCACGCGCTGAAGAATGTCAGCCATTGCCAACTTGCCCTTCACCTCAAAGCGGCAGGCCTTCAGTGCGGCTTTCACCACCGGTACCGGGTAGGCACAGAGATCTTCGGCCATGATCGCCGCGGTGCCTGGGTTCATTTCCTGACCCATGGCCTCGGCGGTGGCGCAGATCGCAGCAGCGAGCCCGGCAACCTGTTGGTCATTCATTTCAAAGGTATTCATTGCGCTCCCCTGCTTGGCGCTTAGCCAAGACCATTTGCGCGGCCTGCTCTGCAGCAGAGACGTTCGCTTCGGTACGCTCCATCTGGCGGGCAGTTGTCCCGTTGATGCGCTGACCGGTAACCCACTGGGTGTGGTAGCTCTCGGCGTTTGACAGCAGTTCGTTGAGGCTGTGGCACTTGCGCAGAACAGAGGCATCGCTGGTTTTCAGGAAGTGAGCGGCGACGTGATGGGCGACATCGGCGCCGAGGCGGTCGACCAGTTGACCGAGCTGGCCACCGACCTTGGCGTTCCACACCGGCCAGGTGCTGTAACGCTTGCGGTAGGCCATGGCGTAGTTCGCCCAGACCTTGAAGGTTTTGCAGGACTGGTCTTTCGGGCCCGGCATGTCAGCGGGAATCTCAACCCGTGGCGTATCGGTGCGATCAACCACCAGCACCAGGTTGCGGGCCGGCTTGCCCGGGCTGCCTTGCAAGTCCTGATCGGTATCCTGATTAGTACCCTGATGATTGGTATCCTGATTTGTCGGAGATTTTTCCGACCCTTGCTCGGATTTTTCTCCGACCTTGCTCGGATTTTTTTCCGAGGTAGATCGGATTTTTTTCCGACCTTCGTTTTTTGGTGGGGTCGGATATTTTTCCGACCCGTCCAGCTTCTGGTTCCACTCGATCGCCTTCTCGGTCAGGCGGAACAGAGTGATATTTGAAGTGCTGGAAAGCTCAATCAAACCGGCCTCTTCCAGGGCCTTCAGCATGCGATAAGCAGTGTCCGGCTTGTCGGTGAGCAGCGGGAGCTCCTCGATGATTTTTGCCTTGCTCAGCGCGAAGAAGATCCCGTCGTCAGTCTTGATTGGCTTGGTCCAGCTCGGGCAGCCGTAGACGAAGGCGAACAGCAGGGCCTGCTGAGAGTTCAGCCCCCACTCCAACGCCTTCACCTGATTGATCGTGACGGTGAATTGCATATCAAGCCTTCCCGATCAATTTGGCCAGTTCGAGGAAGCGATCCACGTACCAGTGAGGCTGTGTCTCGCGTGGGCATTGCGGGCTGGTGAGGTTCTTGCCGTAGGCCAGCCCCTTGTCAGTGACCGACCAGAAGTCGACCATTTCCTGCTTGGAGTTTTTGCGCTGGAGCTGCTTGAGGAAGCCCTTGGCGGCCAGTGCGCGGTTGAATGCTGCTGGCGCAATGCGAATGCAGTTGTCTTTCAGCAAGGCCGTGGCCGACTTGGTGGGCATCGAAGAGCCGCCGGCGGCATCAGGTGCAGAGTCGACGGCGTAACCTGGGAGAAACTTCGGATCGAGCCCGTTGTTCTGGGCGATCTTCGTTAGCATGGCCATCTGGCAGGATGGAGCCGGCTTCAGCAGGCGCGTGAAGCACTCCATGATGGCGATCTCGCCGACGACCTTGGTGCCATTGAGCAGAACCTGCTGGCGGGCGCCCTGCTGCTGTTCAAGCTCGCGCCACCGGCGAATCACCTTCATGCGCATCGGGGCGCTGTAACCGGTGAGCAGGCAATCGGTGTGCTCGCGATCGAGCATGTACTCAACCTGTTCCCGGTTTTGGCCGTCCTGATAGATGTGCTCAAAACTGAGTACATCTAATTTCAGTTCTTTCAGCATCGCAGCGATGTCGCGCTTCACGTTGGCGTGCCGCTTGCCGGTGACGTTAGCAATCTCGCGAGACGACATCGTGGTACGCGACACGTTTTCAGAATTGGAAAAACGTGTCGCGACACGTCCGGTATTGTCCTGTTGTGGCTGTGCGTGCATAATTGGCTCCACTTGTTTTATTGCTGTAGAAAAAGCCGACCTCGTACGTCGGCTTTTTTGTGTCTGAAATTCAGGCTGCCTTCACGGACTGCTTGAACACTTCCAGGCTGACGATTACCTCCTCAGCCTCCTTGAGCAGGCTCGTTTTCTCGACCGAGCAGACTCGACCATCAGCCTGTGCGTCGAACGCAAGCCGGGTGACATCGGCAAGGTCGGCATGCAGTCGAAGCAGAGCGGCGTTGAGATTGATCCCTTCCGGCCGCTCTTTCTGGACTAGGTCGAAACCGAAGGACTCAGCCCAAGCCTTGAGCGGGCGGAAGTCTTGGGTGAACTTCATGATCCGGTGCAGCTCTTCCACGTTCATGCGGTGGGTGTCGTAGTCCGGGTTTGCCTTCTGCGAAAGCAACGTCCGGGATTTGAAGTCCGCGCCCTCTGCGATCTTTTTGGTGCCATGGTCGTCAACCACGTCGTAGATCGCTCTCATCAACTCCTGCATGTCACACCTCAAAAATTGTTACGTGGCTTTGCGCCACCAGCGGCGCGATCATTTGCTCAAGGGACGGCGGACTTTGATGTCAGGCGGCGGTTCTTTGAGCCGGCAGCTGGCACGGAAATGGACGAACCTCCTCCGCTGTCAGCTTCCCGTCCTCATGTTCAATGACCAGGATTTCCCTGGCCGCCTTCAAGGCTTTTGAAATGGCTGGAGCGCTGACGCCAAGGCCCTTGGCGACAGCGGACTGACCAATTCGCTCAACCAGTTCTGGCAGTGGCGTCTTCTTCATGTCGTTGCCTCAGCAAACTTTGTTAGATCCAATGTTAACCGCCGGTTAGCTTTCAGGCAACACCGGCGGTTGCCGCAATAAAATTAACCAACGGTTAAATTTCACGGATGAGCAGAAAGAAAGAGCTGTCCCCAGAACTGAAAGCTGAGTGCGACGCCGCCAAGGCGCTTTTCGTATCGAAAAAGAACGCGCTCGGACTGACTCAGGCGAGTCTTGCAGCGGAGGCTGATATATCGGCCGCTGCGGTAGCTATGTACCTGAACGGAACGAATCCTCTGAACGCCAAGTTCGCGGCGGTTCTATCGCGCTTACTCGGTGTTCCAGTCGAGCGCTTCAGTAAGCGACTTGCGCGCGAGATCAGCGGGCTGACAAGTGTCGCCGACACACCAGCGGTTTCGACGCTCTCAGCCGCCGACATGGTCCGCCAGATGCTTGACAAGCAGGGCAAAGGGCTAACCGACACAGCCAGACAAAGATTGATGGCAGCCGCTGAAGCAGATGATGCCGGGGGCGCCATCGAGATTGACTACTACCGGCCAGGAGTTGTGGGTGATGAGGTGTGGATCGCCCACTACGACGTCCGCGCCGCGATGGGCGGAGGTCAGATCCCGCATGACTATCCCGAGATGCTGCAGGATGTCCGGGTAAGCCCTCAGCATCTTCGCGAGATGGGTGTCGAGTTCAAAGAGCATTTTCACTTGAAGATGGTGACCGGTTGGGGCCAGTCGATGGCACCGACGATCAAGCATCGAGATCCGCTGCTGGTCGACATCAGCATCCGGGAATTCGTGGGGGATGGGATCTACATGTTCTCGTGGGAAGGTCACATCTACATCAAACGTCTCCAGTGGATCGGTGATGATCAGATCAAGATGATTTCCGACAATGATCGACACCCGCCTCAAACGATCAGAGCAGATGAGACCTTCATTCAAGCTCGAGTTCTGCTGGTATGGAACTCCCAGCTTGTGTAATTAAACCATCAAAAAATACGATGATTGATTTCGGAAGGTGCAATGCTAATAGCGAAAGCCTGCCGACACAGTGAATCTTGAGATAAATGGATTAAAAATGACTGACATTCCTGAAGACGCGCAAATCGAAGAGGCCGAGGAAAGCGTTGCGAAAACAAAGGATTTTGTAAGATTCCTTATCGCGAAACGCAGCGATGACTACAAGTGCAGCCAATGTGGTGCGAACACTTGGTCTATCCACAACGAATCAGGCCTAGCATTAGACAAGCCTTCTGGTGATGGGCTCAATGGCGAATCACCTGTCATCGAGTTTGAGCACGATATTAGAAATTATGAACTGGCAGGGATTACCTATGGGATTCATTGCTCTAATTGTGGATTTATCGTGTTCACACTTGCATCTATTGTAAATAACTGGGTCAAGGAAAACCCAGCGGATGAAGTACATGAAGAGTAACTTCATCGGGGGAGCTGGCGGTGCAGACCTAAAAAAAACCGAGCATAGCGAGCCACGACCTGTTGAGCTTCGTGGCCAACCAATCGTTCTCGCAGACGTAAAAAAAAGACTATCTGGCTACACCGACTCAAATTTTGCATCAGCATCATCGACTTCCGAGCGGGCGAATAAACGGGGTGACCAAGACGAGAAACCAGCGGATACTATCGTCATGACAGACCTAACGCGTGAAGAGCTAAAATCCACTTTGGCCGAAATCGAAGACCGGATGGATAAGCGTATCGAGAGAATGGAGCGTGCTGAAGACAGGCGTGCAGACGCATACCGACGCGAGCAAGAGGCCCGAGATACGCTCTACTCAGAAAGATTCGAAGCTACCAATCGACGGCTAGAAGACAGAGACAGAGTCATCGATTCAAAACTTGAGTCTATGGGTATAGCGATAGCCTCGGTTGCTTCCAAGGTTGATGGATTCGAGGCAAAACTGACAACCAATCTTGAGGGGGTTAAGGCTTCCAACAAAGAGTCCACCAAGCATATTTTGGGGATCGTAATCGCCTCTTTGTTTGGATTTCTAGCAATAAACGCAACCATGATCTATGGTGCGAAGAGCTTTTTTGACTCTGGTAAAGAGGTGGCGAGCCTGCAGTCGAGCATTGAAGATCTGAAAAAATCCATCGCTATCCAGCCAGCTCCAGCTCCAGCTCCAGCTCCAGCTCCAGATAAAAGCATCGCCCCACCCAGCTCTACGCCTAAGCAAAAATGACCAAGCCCGCCGATGAGCGGGCTTTTTTTGCCTTTTAGAACGGGGCCGCCTGCTCCATCGACACCTCAAACAGATTTTCCACCTCGGCGACTCTCTCCTCCTCGCCTTGAGGATCCCACCTGAGCGTAACCGACTCATCGTCGTTGAACGTCATGTCTATGCACTCCGTCTCGGATAGCAATCCCATCACCTCCTTCCATTCCCTTTCTCCATCCGTGTCCAGCCGATGGATCGTCACCCAGCGCTGAATCTGTGCGATCGGGTGGTTGATCATCGACGAGACGCGCAACTGAAGGCGCTCAAGGCCTGACATGCCACCGCTTTCGTGCCGGTTTTGTTTTTGTGCCGCTGCCATCTATTTCCCTCCTGATAGCTGTATATCCATCCAGTTTAACGAAGAATAACCAAATCTTTCGCAAATTAAATTAACCGGCGGTATTGACGGACAGGTAACCGCCGGTTAATTTACGCCCATCGCAGTGACACAAACCCACCGCGAAGGGCCTCAACAGACCCGCCGCTCTTTAACAACCAGCGCCATGAACGACTACCCGGCCAGTCCGGTTAGGTCACTCCCGGCTCCATCGGTGGGAGGTCAGTAAACCGATGAACAAAACCGCACTTGCCTCTACCGGCGACCGGCGATCCGACAGGCCCGAAAGCCTGCCCACGCGCAGCCCACTGCGACGGCGGACGAGGTGTTGACCGAACTGAGTGAAGCCTCTACCGGCGACCGGCGATCCGACAGGCCCGAAAGCCTGCCCACGCGCAGCCCACTGCGACGGCGGACGAGGTGTTGACCGAACTGAGTGAATGACCTGGTAAGCGGGTGCGGAGAAAAACAGATTTCACTGGCTGGCCTTGGCGACAGGGCCAGACGGGAAATCAACCGATCAAGCACGGAGCATCAAATGAGCGAACAAACGCTTCAGCAACTGCTGGCCGAACGTGTCAGCACTTACGCCCTGTCTGATCGCCCTCGCGAGCTGATCGATGAGGGCATCGACAAGATGTTCAAAAGCGTCGTCGAAGACGCCTTCAGATCTTACGGCACCATCGGCGAATCAATAAAAACGGCCGTGAAGGAAGCCTTTCCAGCCAATGTCACCGACATGTTTGAACTTCAGCGCTACAACGCACTGATCGCCAATGCTTTGCGGGAGCGCTGGGAGGCTGCAGGCATGGAGTCGGCAATCATGAAGCAGGCCGACGCATCCATTACTGAGGTGTTGACCGGTGAAGGTCTGCTCACAGGTGAGATTTCGCTGAAGGATTTGCTCGAAGCATTCATTGATGAACACAAAGAAGAGGCTGCGGACGAGCGATGGAGCGCCCCGGAAATCCGCATCACTGAAGACGACAGCCATTCTCACAAGTTCTACCACATCTACTTCGATCCGCAGCCAGAAGGTGGGAGTCGGTACAGCTATAGCAATGAGCGCCGCAGCGACTACACCCTTAAACACAACCTCCATGTGATGGTTGAAGGTGAGCGCGAAACCGGAGACCACTGGAGACCGAAAGTCGAATTCGGGAAGGTGTATAGCGCCCAACTCGATGCGAAAAAAGTCTCGATCAAAATGAATATCCGCTCGAAATGGGAGCGCATTCTGGCTTCGCTTTACTTCGGTGAAGCCGTTCTACTGATCGACTGCGAGGAAAGCGACTTCTCCTACGGCTTTGACGACTGAACAACCAGCGCCACGACAGCCTGTCGTTAACTGCCCGATCCTCTCTATGAGAGCGCATCGGGGTGTGATCTGAGGCTAAGTCTCGGGCAGCGGAAGTGCCAACCGGTCGCCTACAGGGCTAACCTTCCGCCGAATGCCGGTTGAGCCCCGGCCAGATCACACCCCGATGCGGACGAAACTGCGGCCTATAACCGCCCACCTGCATCAAATCCCAGAATCGGTTGTTATCGAGCGCTGGCGAACTGAACACGGCCGTGGAACTCGGCGCCGGAGACGTAGCCGGCAGCTCGGGCAACTTGAGATGGTCCCGCAGGCATGGTCAAATAAGTAATGGCCTTTTGCTACGGTAATCCCAGTTGAAACAGAATCGCGGAATAATCATATTTTTCTCGGCAGTGACTTTGCTCTTTATCTTGGTACAGGTATGGCATGCGAAGACTGCTCCTGAAGAGAAAATGCAGGAGCGTGAACGCCAGCTAAAGGGTCTCGCGCTAATCATGAGTGTTCAGTCCGGAAAAGCATCTGATGACTCAACTCGCATCGACTCGGTGACCTACAGCGATGAGGTCATGCGTATCTCTTACACGCTTACAAAAGTAGCAAAGGAAGAAATAGATACCGATGAGTTCACCAAGGACGCTAAAGCGCTTGCAGTTTCTGCATTCTGCAATGAAAAAGGTTTAGGACAGTTCGTAAAAACGGGTCTTTCCATTAACCTCCTGTACAAGGATTCAACCAGCTCACCGATAGTTGAGTTTCAGATAGGCAAGTCCGACTGCCTCTGAAGACTGCCTACTGAAGCCCGCCCCTCTCGCGGGCTTTTTTCTGCGTGTCGTACCGCAATGAGTCCGCGCAGCTAGTCATCAAACTACCGACCAATCCCGAATGCACTCCCCTCCGCGCCCAACGGCAACCAGCGGAGCGGACGAGTGCATCCGAGTTTTGTTGGATCAACACCCGCCACTCTGGAGGCGACCATGTCAGCTCTACGCAAACTCATCCCGGAAGACGACTTCCTCGATACGAAGGCAGGTCAGGAATGGCTGACCGAGTCGGTCGACGATCTGCTTTACCGGCGTCACGTCGAGGCGCCCAATCCGGTTGGAAGAAGCAAGGTCCTGGTCAACGCTGACCACTTGCCGGAGGCGCTGGCGGATCACATGGCTGCGAACCCGGATCCCGATCGGTACATCGAAAAGATTTTGATCGAGCTGATCTGTCGCGGGGACGGCGGGATTCTGCACACATGGGCCATTGAAGCCGTCGGCGGTGATGCGCAAATCGTTCGGTCGCTCGCTGCCGACCTTGTCGCGGTGCATGCCAACGAGTACCGAGATGCAGAGCGCGAAAGCGATCGGGTCGAGCAGGAGTGCGGGTTTTGAGCCCGCACGTCCTCATCGACGAGGAGCTGGAAACCTTAGCGGAACCAGCAACGCCGGTCAGCTGGTCGGTGATGATTCAGAAAACCCTGACTGAAATGATGGCCGACGAGCGCATCACCATCGAAGAATTCAACCACTACTGCGGACGCCTCAACAAGATTGTTGCAAGGCGCAAGGAGTCGTCATGGCTACCCCAATCGTGAAATCGCTGTTCGATGAACAGCTCGAGGATATCGAGCGTCGCATTGCGATTCTCGGCTTCGGCCTGCCCTTCAATGAAGTGATCGGCCGCAAGCGCGAGGATCTGGTCGACAGCCTCCCGCAGCGCCTGTCGGTGACCATGAAAGGCGGACGCATCGCTGTGAGGGCTCGGCCATGAAAATCACGTTCTGGTGTCTTGCCGCTGGCCTGCTGGTGGTTATGGCTGCATACAGTGCGGCTCGCGACTCGTCCGGCGTGTGCCAGGTGCTGCGCTCCACCACCTACAACGTGTTCCGATGACCAGCCTTCAGCGTGCACGCCGCATTCTGATTCGGCGCGGCTCGTTTCGAGTCCTCTCGATTTACACCTTCCTGATGCTGCTCAGCGCCCTCGCCGATCGCATCACTCAATAACCCAAGCATTCAATCGCTGCGCATGTCGCGGCAAGGATTTCCCGTGAGCGCAGTAATGAAGCAGGAAGACCAATTGCCTGCGATGTCTGAGGCGGCACTTGTTGAGGTGCTGAGCAACAGCCTCTACCCAGGCGCAGAAAAGAACTCGGTGGTAATGGTGTTGGCTTACTGCCAGGCCGCGCATCTGGACCCAATGCTGAAGCCTGTGCACATCGTGCCGATCTGGAACACCAAAGCGAAAAAGATGCAGGACACGGTAATGCCGGGCATTGGTCTTTATCGCATCCAGGCCGCGCGCACTGGGCAGTACGCAGGTATCAGCGATCCTGAATACGGACCGCCAATTACCGCAAAGCTGGGCGGCGTGGACGTCACCTATCCAGAGTGGTGCCGGGTAACCGTCAAGCGCCAAATGTCGAACGGCCTCGTTGCCGAGTTCACCGCAAACGAGCGCTGGCTTGAGAACTACGCAACGGCCGGCAAGGACTCGATTGCCCCAAACACCATGTGGAAGCGCCGCGCCTTCGCCCAGCTCGCCAAGTGCGCTGAGGCTCAAGCGCTGCGCAAGGCATTCCCTGAGGTCGGATCAGCGCCAACGGCCGACGAAATGGAAGGCAAAACATTCGAAGAGGCGCCGCGCGACGTGAGTCCCCAGCGGCAGCAAGGGCCTGAGCCCGAAGCTCTTCCGCCCTACTCCGATGATCTCCTGAAAGAGAACATCGCCAAATGGCAGCCACTGGTTGATGCCAACCGAACCAACCCCGAACACCTGATCGCGACCATCAGCAGCAAATACACGCTGAGCCCGGCCCAGATCGAAAAAATCCAGAACCTCAAAGCCATCGACGGAGACGCAGCATGAAAATTCACAACGTAGCTCAAGGCTCCGCCGAGTGGCACGCATTGCGCGCTCAGCACTTCACCGCCTCCGAGGCGCCCGCAATGATGGGTGCGTCGAAGTACCAAACCCGCACCGACCTGCTCACCATGAAGAAAACCGGCATCACGCCGGAGGTCACTCAGGCGCAGCAGTACATCTTCGACAAGGGCCATACAACTGAAGCGCTTGCCCGGCCGCTGGTTGAAGTCATGATCGGCGAGGAGCTGTATCCAGTCGTGGGCACCGACGGCAATCTGCTCGCCTCCATGGACGGCGCGACGATGCTGGGCGAGACCCTCTTCGAACACAAGCTTTGGAACGAGTCGTTGGTCGCCCAGGTGAAGGCCGGCGATCTGGATCCACACTACTACTGGCAGCTCGAACAACAACTGCTGGTGAGCGGCGCCGAGCGCGTGATTTTCGTTTGCTCCGACGGCACCGCCGAAAACTTCGTGCACATGGAATACCGACCTGTCGCCGGCCGCGCCGCGCAGTTGGTCGAAGGCTGGAAACAGTTCGAGGCCGACCTGGCCAACTTCGAAATGGTAGAGGCTCCGTCGATTATCGTCGGCAAGGCCCCGGACGAGCTGCCAGCGCTTCGTATCGAACTGACCGGCATGGTTACCGCGAGCAACCTCAAGGTGTTCGAGGATTCGGCTCTCGCTGTCATCGACTCTGTGAAAACCACGCTGCAGACCGACCAAGACTTTGCCGATGCCAAGAAGGCGGTCAAGTGGTGCGGCGATGTCGAGGAAGCGGTTGCGGTAGCGAAGAAACAAGCACTCTCCCAAACCCAAAGCATTGACGAGCTTTTCTCGTCTCTTGATCGAATCAGCGCACATGCTCGCGAGACGCGCTTGAAGGTCGACAAGCTCGTTAAGGCTCAAGAGCTGCTGGTGAAGACCAACATCAAGCAGAAGGCTGAGCAGGCGCTGGCGGATCACGTCGCGGCCATCAATAAAACACTGGGCCGGGTAACGCTGCCAGCGGTTGCTTCCGACTTCGCCGGCGTGATGAAGAACAAACGCACCATTGCCAGTCTGCAGGATGCTGTCGATACCGAGCTGGCTCGAGCAAAAATCGCCGCGAGCCAGTCAGCAGATGCGATTCGCTTGAATTTGACCAGCTTGGCCGAGCTCGCGCCCGACCATGCATTCTTGTTCAACGATATTCAGCAACTCGTCCTCAAGGCCAACGATGACCTGGTCGCGCTGATCAAGGTGCGAATCTCTGAGCACCAGAAAGCCGAGGAGGAGAAAGCTGAGGCGCAGCGCGAGCAGATCCGGCAACAGGAGCTGCAACGGATCGAAGCTGAGGCGAAAGCCAAGGCCCCTGTTGAGCCTGCACCAGTCGCCAGTCCAGCACCGGTAAAAGCAGCCTCGCCCGTTCAGTCTGCCTCGAAGCCAACGACCACAACTGCGGCGCCGACGAACCTGCAGGCCGAAGTGTTTGATCTGGAAGAGCTGATCAAAGCTGTCGCCTACGGCCAAGCCCCTATTTCGGTGCTGACCGTCGACTGGGAAAAGCTCGACGCGATGGTCGCAGCCCAGGGCACCAAGTTCAGCCTGGCAGGCGTGAAGCTAGTCAAGGTGGCCGCATGATCATAAATGCGATGACCTACTCAAAAGCGGTACGCAGCAGGAGCTTGATGAGCTGCGGGATCTCAAGCGGTAATGATAGATCTTCCCGCAGTCTTAACTACCGCCGTAGTAGCTGCAAACTGTCTGCGAAACGAAAAACTCGCTCTTCAAGGTAGCGGCCGGGGAATAAGCTTTTAGCTTCTTTCGAGTTTTTGGAGAAATAAAAGCCATCGTTATAAACATAACAATCTCACACGGCTCCATCGAGTCAAGAAGCAAGGAAAAATAATACTTTTTTCTTTTCAGAGAAAGGCTTGACCCATTCACAAAAGCAAAAACCTGAAGAGCCCTTAAAATTGCTTTTTTATCCCTGTCATTACCGAGATGCCTCCTTGCTGCATTACCAATCTCCTTTATTCTTTTTCTTGCAGGAAGAATGTCAACCTCACTCCTCTGCTTTTTCAATTCTAATACTTTGTTAATCCCCCGAGTATAATCCTCCCCCTCGGGGGTTTTCCTCCAATACTTTTCCGCGGAAACCTCATACCTATCAAGTAATTTATAAAAGCTTGACTCGAATCGCTCCTGCTCGAAAAGCCTTTGTTGCTCCAGCATTATCGAAGAAGTTTTTCGAGTCTCAACAGTTTGAATCAACGTAGTCCTTAAAAGAACTATCAGCGCAATAAAACTAAGAACTGGATTAGTGAGCCCTCCTACGAAATCTCCAACCTGGCCCAAATTATCAGATACTTTAAATTCATCACCAACAAAAATATAAAACAAAAATAAAATTACTAACGCAAAACCTAACGCACAAGCGCCTATCGAAAATTGACTATAAGGCTCAACATTATCGTCCCTCTTTTTTCTTGTTAAACCATATAGATATATTGCGATTATTATAGTGAACATCTGTAGGGTGATAAGAGCGATAATTGCGATATACATTACGCAGCGTCCTCGACATAGGCGACGCGATGATAGTGACGTTTGGCAACATTTCCAATCGCAATTTGCCATCACCCGACATGACCATGCTGTCTCTCAGTGGCCGGGGCGCTTGATCGTGGAAATTCATCAGCCCAGATGCTCTGCGAATACGTCCGACAGCACCACCGGATGCCAACCGAAAATGGACGTAACATGATAATCCACTGTACAAAATGAAATTCAGGTCCCTCCGTGACGCGACCATCAGCCGTGCGCAACAGCACAGACGACTGACCTGGCTGGACTTGCCGGCCAGCGGAATTGAAGAGGTAGCCCATGGCCAAGAGCAATGCAGATCGCTCTGCGAAAGCCGCGGCGAAGAGGAAGGAGCGCGGCGAAGAGGAAATCAGGCTGCACTGCCTGCCCGGCACTCGCCAAGCACTTGCTGAGCTGATGGCCTGGAGCGGCATCGAGGAACAAGGCGAGGCTATCACGCTGATGATTCACCACCTCCACGGACTTGGACCGGGCGGCGCCCTTCCCCTGCTCACACCACCGCGACACGAAATCACGATAAGCGAAAACGTGTCGCGTATTTTTGAGCTGGAATCACGCCGCGCGATTTCTCGCTATTCAGACGATGAGATACTGGATCCGATTAATTAGTGTTCAGGCGAATAATTTCGAAATATCCCAAGTAAAAAGAAATTCCAACGGCGCAGCTAGCTAAGAACACAACCGCCGAACCCCACTTGAGTATTTGAAAGGAAATCTCGCCTCTTTTAACACGCCTCCACTCGGACTTAAGTATTGCCTGACTCTCGACCACAATGCTTTCGATTAGGGCCTCATAACGCTCAGGATCAGAACCAACCCCATCGGTTTCCGAAATCAGTTTCAAAAATTCTTTATGTTCATCCTTGTTCATCCTCAATCGTATTCGGTTGATAAGAAGTGCTATCTCAATGAAGTCATTTTCTTTGGAGAGTACGTACTCAGAAATTTTCTCCTGAGATAGATTTTTGGTTATTTTCGATATGCTTGCCACAACCATAAAATGTGCGACCAGCTTTGACACATCGTCTCTCAGCCCGTCGATCCACGCCTGCCTGAACTCAGAGGTTTTCTGATCTTTTGCGAGGATCGCTAGCGCAAGCGAAATGCCCCCGCCTATCAGAGCAACAGCAATGGCCCCTATGAGAGGTATTAGTAGGTCCTCCTTCACGCTGTCCCTCCTGTTTAGTAATTGATTGGGCCCCATGCCGGGCCGAACCCAAATAACGCAACGGCGGGCAATGCCCCAGCTCAGACGAACCCCGGCGCTTCAACCAGCCGATGCTTCGATTCCATGTAGCTGGCCAGGTCGATCACCTCCCGAAGGAACACGACCACCTCCAGCTTCACTGCATCGTCAGGCAGCCCTATCCGTTTCAGCATCGCTTTAGCGTCCTCTTCGATAGCCGCTAGCGCATCTACATCGCTCTGCAACCTCATGTCGGCCTCCTGCCATTGTGAGATTACAGATACATACCCCACTTCTACGAATCACGCCAGCCGGCGAGGCAATCGGCTGTCTGGAGCAATTATGAACCCCTACCTGATCACCGGCCCTGCCCAGATCGGCATCAGCGGTGGTCGCACCAGCGGGCACATGGTCTACAAGATCCTCGAAGCGCATGGCGGAGTCCTGCCGCCAGACGTGCACCTGTTCTTTCAGAACACCGGTAAAGAGCGCGAGGAAACGCTAGTTTTCATCGACCAGATCGCGAAGCGCTGGAACGTGAACATCGTCTGGATGGAGTGGTGCCGCGTGTACGGTCAGCCGGATGATGCGCCCTGGTATAGGCTGGTGGATTTCGAAACTGCCAGCCGCAACGGCGAGCCCTTCACCATGATGCTCGAGTATTACGCCGCGTACCGCAAGGCGGAGAAAAACCTGCCACCGGTGCTGCCGAACTTCTCGAACAACATGTGCACCGCTTATCTGAAGGTGAAGATCGGCGAGAAGCACATGCGCGCCCTCGGATACACCGAATGGGATTGCGTAGTCGGCATCCGTTACGACGAGCCGAAACGCTACCACCGAATGATGGCCGCCAATGATCGCGGCGGCACACGTTGGGACAATGTTTGCCCCTCCTACACCGCCGGAGTCACGAAGGAAGATGTTGCCGAGTTCTGGAGGGTTCAGCCGTTCGACTTGGAAATGAATTCAGACTTCGGCAACTGCGACCTGTGCTGGAAGAAGAATGAACGCAAGCTGATCAAGACCATCATGGACGACCCGTCGCGGGTGATCTGGTGGTCAGGTACTGAGGAACGGTTCGGCCAGGTGTTCCGGCAAGATCGCGCCGACTACAAGACGATGGGTTGGTCTGCCGAGCAACGATCCCGGCAGACCGACTTTGATTTCGAATATCTCGCAGAAGATATAGATTGTTTCTGTGGCGACTAACTTTCTTCACGGACGAAGCCAATACCTCCTACGCTGATATCACAATCAGGGATAAACCTACAATTTCCTTCTGCGCCGTCGCGCTCGCTATAAATAACTTCAATAGCAGCTACATCACCCGGAGAATCCTTATGCCACATACAGTTAAAATCAGCACTACTGCCTCGATCCAAAGTTCTAAAAGTTGTGAAATGATGCTCATTTGCGCCTTTGTGAAGCACCAGCGTTAAACCGAATATTTGGGCGCCGTCATTGAACAGCCTACAGCTTACTTTCCAGTAGCCTTCCTCAAATTCAACTTTCACACTCTGCAGATGAAGAATCGGACGGAGGCTTTGACGATATCTAACAGCCTCTTCAAGTCGGGCTTCACGCTCATGCTCAAGCGTTTTCAGTGAAACTGTTGCCAACAGGCGCTGCTGCTCGACGGCGTTTCTTAATTCCTCGCCTTGGAAGTTCAAAGCAGCGGTACCTTGACGCAATTCTATACCCTGTTGAAAGTATCCAAGGACAAGCCAGAGGATTGCAACAGGGCCGAAAGCTCCGGCCAAAAAGTCTCCAACCTCATTGAGGCGCATTGACAGTAAGGTGTGAACGCGATCCCCAATTAGCCACCAACTGAAGACGGCATATAGAACCGTAAGCGAAATCCCTATTAGAGCAAGCAATCTTCCCATGAATCTCTCTCCTTTTTAATTATGCTTTTGAGTTTACCCTAAGCATCGAGGACGCCCCATGCCCATAGAAAACGTTATCGACTGTCCAGCCCTGCACGAGCGCAGTAAAAACTACCCGTTCGGCGACCGCGTGCCGCGCACGGTGAAGATGTTCACAACCGTCGTTGCTGATCCGATGCCGGGAATTGGGTCCGCACTCTTGCGGGGTGATGGCCCGATCTGCCGTGAAGGGCAAATCTTTCCCGTATGGACCAACAGCCACGGCGCGGTTGCGGCTGTGCTGCCAGATGGCAGGCGCCTTGGCCTGCGTCCTTCAGAGTTCGAAGTCGACACCTGGCACGAGCTGTCGCCAGCGCCAGCAGCGCCTGGTGTAACGCTCGCTGCTACCCGCGCCAAACGCCTGTACCTCGCAGGGCCGATGACTGGCTTCGAAGACTTCAACTTCCCCGCCTTCAACAAGATGGCCGCCGAGCTGCGCGCCCGTGGCTACGTCGTAGAGAACCCGGCAGAGCACGGCGTCGTCGACGGTGCGGACTGGGCGGACTACATGGCCTACGACCTGACCCGCCTCGGCCTTTGCGGCCAGGTCGCGGTGCTGCCCGGCTGGGAGAACTCGAAAGGCGCCCGGCTCGAAGTGCACATTGCCCGCGAGCTCGGCATGAAGGTTGTGAATGCCCATGATCTGGTATCGATGGAGGCAACACAGTAAGCAGCTAGAAAACGTCGCAACGCTTCGCCTCAAGAGCCGTATCGGGCCTACGACAGCTTCTGCATGCCTAGCACTACTAGATCTCCGAAACCGTTTATCAGGGTGCCAGCAATGAGGATGCTCAACTCCACGGACTTGAGCCGCTTGACCCGTCGCTCAATGTAATTGGCGAACATTGTCTCCAGCCCTTTATTTACCAGCGACTCCAAACCTTTCTTGTACGCGGCGTCTAGAGGGCGACCAAAAAAACGCTCATGCACCTCATAAAGCTCTTGCAACTGCTTTTCATCGCTCATTTCGCGGAAGCGACTTATTTGAGAGGTCAGCACTTCCTGAAGTCTGACAGACGCCGCGATCACCCCGATAACAATGATCACCGAGCCGGCCCTATTAAGCCATGGCGGATCATAGAAATAACCGGCTAACGCGCCACATATCGCGATCGCAACACATATTCCAACGATTATCCGCTCCAACCAGCTGGTTCTAACCTTCATCCTGATAACTCTCGCAGTAGATGCGGGATTCTCAGGCAGAAGGTCGACCAGCGCAAATTTCCCTCTCCCCCTTCAAAGTCAGCCGCTATAGCGGCAAGGACGACTCATGTCTCAAGTTCACCCAGATTTGGCCCGGATCTACAACGTGTTCGGCCTGAGCAGCAATCACTCCTTGTCGACTCTGCTCGCAAACGTCGAGGGCCTCAAGCGAAGTCATGACGAAGATCTCCCGCTTGCTGATCGGTACCGGTTTCTGCGCGAGCCAAAAGCCAGCGCGCCCATAACGCTCCCGGAAGAACAATGGATTGTCGTTGGCCTGGCCAGCCATGAAGACGTGCTGACCGGCGCCGCGCTGGACAAGGCCATCGACAACGCCATGAACTCCAAAAGCTACACCTTCGAGCCGGAGGATGGCCCGCTGCTCTGCTATCAGGTCGGCGATCAGGATTGGGTTGCCGCGCAGAACCCGGAACAGGCCTTAGCGGTATTGGCTGAATACAACGGCGATTGGCTGCACGAGCACTCCGACGATTACGACGTGTTTCTGACTGGCGATTCGGAGCTCGACCAGCAGTGGCAGGACGAAGATTCACCCGGTACTCCAGCGGGATCTCTCCGGCAGTGGCTGGCTGAAGCCACGGAACCTTGCTACCTGAATGGGGTGGAGTGACGCCATGAGCAAACGAGCGATTCACCTGTACCCATGGGACGGCGGCACCGAGGCTGATCAGGATCCGCCAGAGCACGTCTATTGCGGTACCGACGGCGTCATGACCGACGACCAGCTCACCAATGACTGGCGGTACGTCACCTGCAAGCGCTGCCTCAAGATCCACGAAAAAGAGCTGGCCGCGCGAGCAGCTGACGACCGAGACCTGAAGGTCAAACTGTTCGACGAAGCACAGGCCATCACCATCACCCTCGGCCACCGGAACATCTCAACCGCCATCAAGGCTTTGGTCAGGGAGCGCGACGAACTCAGGCATGAGCGCGACAACCTGCGCTTAGACCGAGACGGCCTACTCGAAGCAGGAGCGCACTTACTATGATCGCCCTCGCCTGGTTCGCCTACGTGTACTGCTACAAGGGGCCGCGGTGATGAACGATCAGAAACTTCTGGAACTGGCGGCAAGGGCTGCGGGTGTGAAGGGTGTTTGGCAAGAGTGGTGGGACGACCTCACCGACTCCAAATCCTGCGGAATAGCTCCGAATGGAGCCTGCGGGGGCGACTGGTGGAACCCGCTCGAAGACGACGGCAAGGCTCTTCGGCTGGCTATAAGGCTCGGGATCTGCATCGTTTTCATGGAAGAGTGCGACTCGGTTGTGGCCGAACACTCTGCGCACGGCGTGATGATCGTCGAAGCGATGGATGATTATGGAACTCGCCGCTCGATTGTGCGTGCCGCAGCAGAAATTGGCAGTCGGCCATGAGCCGCTTGGTCAGCGTCCGCACCGAGGAACTGGCCGGCCCGGCGCTAGACTGGGCAATCAACGCGATCGAGGGTGATCAGCAGCCCGCCGCCGGCCAGCTGGATCTCTTCGCCCTGCCCGACGCCGAGCAACTGATCACGAAGTACGGCGTCTGGGTCGACGCTGGCCACCGGCACCAATGGCTGGCCGACGCGACAAGCGACCCGTTCAACCGCCAGCCCGGCGAAACCAGAACCATCGCTGTGTTCCGCGCCGTGGTCTTCGCCAAGCGCGGCGCCGCGTTGAAGGTCCCCGCCGAACTGATCCAGCAATAACCCCAACCACTCAACAGCCTGCCGGCGTACGGCGGGCGAGGAATTCTATTGCCATGCCAAACCATGTGACCAATAAGGTGCGCGCGCCAGCGCACGTCCTGAAGTCGTTGATCAACGAAAGCGGCAAGATCGATTTCAACACCATCCTTCCATTTCGAGGGGCGTTCCCTTGGGACAGCATCAGCGGGCAGGCCGAGACTGCGGCGGAAGCGATCACTGCTCAGCCGCTCAACGATCATCCTTTAATTGCAGGGCTTGAGCGGCGTAACCGCACCGGGGCCAACGTGTTGCAACTGAGCGAAGAGTGCTTCGAACAGTTCATCCAGATGCTGCGCAACAAGCGATCGTCTGGGCACTTCCACTCGCTAGATTTCGCCCGAGATGTTTGGGGCACAAAGTGGAACGCCTACGACCAGGTGATTGAGTTGGATGCTGGTGAACTCTCGTTCGATACCGCTTGGTCGTGTCCGATTCCGGTTCTGACAGAGCTTTCGAAGCTCCATCCAGATGACGAAATCGTTGTTCGTTATGCGGACGAAGATCTCGGTAGTAACTGCGGAACCGTGCATCTCAAGTCAGGGGAAGTGGTTTCGTCGGAGGTTGCTGGGCGCTGGAACGAAATGAGCGACGAGCAACGCAAGCAGTGGACGACCTGGGCGCGAGACCTGAAGGGCTGGCCAGAAGACGAAGAAGACGCCGAATAACCCATCACCACCTTCTGCCGCCACGCGCGGCATGGAGCATCACATGACCATCCAGTTTCTATCTCATGAGGAGGTTTGCGAGCTCACAGGCGCGCGAACCAAGGCAGGACAGATCCTCAACCTGAAAAAGAACGGCGTCCGCCATACGATTAAAGTGAACGGCTGGCCGAGCGTCACCGCGATGGCGGTCACCGCCGTCGGTGCATTTGAATCTGAAAAGCCCGTATGGAAATCACGTAAGGCCAGCTGACATGGGAAGACGACCAAGTAAACCCGGCTCGATCGCCAGGCTGCGGGAGCGCAAGAAAGCCAGCGGCCGGGTGTTCTACTACTACGACACGGGCGGCAAAGACCGAAAAGAAATTCCACTGGGCAGCGACTACGGCTTGGCGATCATGGAGTACGCGAAGCTTGAGCGTGATCGCACCGCAACCGATCTGGTCGCCAAGGTCATCACGTTCCGCTACGTCGCCGAAAAATACATGGTCGACGTCGTCCCCACCAAAGGCACGGCGACCCAGGCTGACAACAAGCGCGAGCTGAAGAATCTGATCGCTTTCTTCGACGACCCGCCCGCGCCGCTGGAAACGATCGAGCCGTTGCACGTACGCCAGTACCTGACATGGCGCAAGGCCGCGCCGGTGCGCGCGAACCGCGAGAAGGCACTGCTTAGCGCCATCTGGAATTACGCCAGGGATAAAGGCTACACCTCCCTTGCCAACCCGTGCGCGGGCATCAAGGGCAACAAGGAAACCGGGCGGGACACGTATGTCGAAGATGCGTTGTTCAAGCGTGTGCACGACAAGGCAGACGTGGGCCTACAGGACGCAATGGACCTCGCCTATCTGACCGGGCAACGGGTGACCGATACCCGGCTGATGGACGAGCGGGACGTGCGCGACGGGCAGATTTGGGTGCTGCAGGGCAAGACAAAGGCGAAGCGTCGGATCGAGATAACTGGGGAGCTGAAGGTTTTGATTGATCGAATCATGTCCCGGAAGTCAGAACACAAGGTCCGCTCGACGCGGCTGATCGTTACGGAGGACGGCACACCGATGACGGTGGCGATGTTGCGCAGGAGATTCGACTTGGCCAGGGAGGCGGCCGGCGTGCCGAAAGCGGAGTTTCAGATGCGCGACTTGCGCGCCAAGGCGGGTACCGATAAAGCGGAATCCAGTGGTGATATCTTGCAAGCCAGAGATCAACTTGGGCATACGACGGTGGTGATGACCGAGCAATACATCCGCAATCGAAAGGGCAAAAAAGTCATGCCCACCAAGTGA